AATGATGTTGGATATGCCCAAGGATTAGTTTATATACCATTATTCCAAACTTCAGGATTAACTGCTTCAGGATTCCCCAGAGTTAAGATAACTAATAATTTTGGTGGTATTAATAAATCTGGGCCATTCGTATCTAATGAATTAGTTCATTATTTAGGAACAATTGCTAATTTATATTTTGATATTTCACAAAATTCAATTAACACAACTACAATTGAGTTTGCTGACTCTAATACTTTAAATCATAGTATAAATAAAATACGTTTAACATCTGATACGTCAACAGATGGGGATTATGGTGTAAGAGTTGCAGAAACAGCCGCAGATACAAATACACTTTTAAAATCTATAAATGGACGCCCTACAGTTTCTGTAGGAAATGGATCTAGTTCATTTGGTGATTTTAATGGCAATACTGCTTTAGCAAGTGCAATTACAGCATTAACACCGTTAGATGGTGGTGTAATTTATGTTAAACAAGGAACTTATACTTTAGCCTCTGCATTATCTGTTCCAACAAATTGTAATTTTGAATTTATTGGAGAAGGAATAGATAAAAGTATTATTCAAGTATCAACAGCAATTAATATAATGAATGTAGATAGTTATTCTGCAGTTTCATTAAAAAAATTACAAGTTAAAAATACTTCAGGTAGTTTATCTCAAATATATGTTGATAATTCACAATTAAATTGTGAGGATTTGACTTTTGATCTAGTTAATATTCAAACTAATAATGGATATACAACAGATTATGCAAGAAGCAAGAATACATTATATATTAAGAATTCAAAAATTGTATCTGATGGTTATAATGCTTTAATTATAGGTGTTTCAGGCAATACTGACACTCAAACTGGTTATATTGTAGACGACTCTCAGTTTATTTGTTTAGGTGGAAAATCAGCAGTTAAAATAACAGCTTTATCTGCAGGTTCTTATCAAACTAATTTACAACATATCTATTTTAATAGGTGCGGCTTCTTATTAACTGCTGGAGCCGCTTCTGGTGGCGCATTCGTTAATAACTGTGGAGTATTAGAATTAAGTAATGGATTGGTTACATCAACTAGTTCATTTAATCCAAGTATTAAACTAAATGATATCCACTTTATAGATTGTGATACATTTACATCTGGCGTTACTTGTTCACTATTTCATGTTATACCAACAAATAATGGTGTAGATTATGGTGGAGCATCAACAGATCCATATGTAAGACTTGATTTCTTTGAAATAAATGGTGGACAATTTTTAGTAGATGCTGGACAATCTCACACATTAACACCATTTAATATAGTTCTTTCAAACTTTACTAATAATTATCCTTCTAAAATTTCAATTAGAAATACTAAGATTGGTTTTAGTGGTCCATCAGCATCAACTCATGGTGATATTATACCAATTGATACTGATTACTTTTACTCTTATTCTAGCCCAGACACCGCCGGGTTTATGAACTTAATAGCAAATGAAGTTAATATTGAAAATGTTAACATGCAATATTTAACTCAATTATCAACATCAGGAGATCTATTTGTTGATGCTAAATACATTGATATTAATAACGTTAAATTAAAAGATTATGTTACTGCTGGTCCAGATACAGTTCCATTAAAACGTGTTTATATTAATGGTGGCGGAACAATAAAGAATTTAACTATAGAAGGCACTACTTCAGCTAATGCAAGTGATTGGGGTGGCAATACTATTCTAGAAATAAATCAAAAAGTTCAAGATCCATCAGGAATTGTTAGCACACATCCATTAACTTTTGATGGGCTAATAATTAGAAGATTTAAATATAATACAACCTCATCAACAGCAAGATGCATTCAGTTTAAAACAAATGTTGCTTTTACAGATAAGGTAGCAATAACAAATTCTATTTTAGAAGATTTTGCCACAGCTGGAATAGCATATGTTGCTACATCTGCTAAAAATATAACAACTTTAAATATTTCAAACAACTATATTAATAGTAGTAGCGTTGCAAGTTATGGTGTATTCATAAGTATGAATGGAAGCGATTCTGCAAGTAAGCAATTTGGAAGCGTTCAAATACTTGGAAATAAAATTTATGCAGCAACTAATGGAGTCTATTTTAGAGGAGCAGATTGGAATAACTCTGGTGGGTTAGTTATTACAGGAAATCAAATAAGTGCAGGATTAAATCCAGCTATTTATATATGGAATAGCGAATCAACAGCAACGCAGGCCGGGATTAAAGCAACAATTATTAGTAATGATTGTTATAATACTGAAATTGAACTTGTTGGTGATGTAAATATTGGAGATGGTGATTATACTACAGTTCAATTGCCAGTCCGAGGCTGTGAAACTGGATATAATGCTGTTACCACTAGAAGATTTACTACTGGAAATGGAATGTTGCATAATTTTGCTACATTAACATTATCATAATAAATTACAGGCATTTTTCCTTATTTTAAAAGGAGAATATATATGGAAAATGCATTAACTCAATTAATGAGTATGAGCTTTATTTTATTTGCTCTAGGCATAGCTGGACTTACTTTTTTATTTAAAAGATTATTAGATTTAGTTGATTTAAAATATCCAAAAGTATTTGGAGAGAAAAAATCTGCTTTACAAGATATTATTTTATCAATAGTACCTGTTATCTTGGGCCTATTTATAGGTTTATTAGTTAAAGCTTATCCATATCCATCAGAATTTACATCGCCAACAAGTAGAGCGTTTTTTGGTATTTTAGCAGGCATGGCGTCTACTGGTGTTGTAAGAATTGCGAAAGCAATGCTTAACGCTAAATTAAGTGATAAAGATAAAATTGAATAAAGTTATATAAAAAATAATGAGTAAATTTCCTACAGAACTAGATACAGACGTAGAGCTTCCATTAGTAACAAACAACATAGTTGAGATTGGCGCGGAAGCTATAAACGCTGTACGTGATGCCGCTTTCAATATTGAGGAAAATATTGGAATAGATGCTCAAGGAAGCAAAAATTCTATTGCAGAAAGACTTAATGTTTTCTTAGAGCCAGATGGTACTCCTAAAACATCTGTATTAGTATCTTTAGGTTTAATTGCATTGCCTATTAGAGATAATCAAATTGCAGCTGATGCCGCAATTCAAGAGTCTAAATTAACATTAACTTACTCAACACAAACTCTTTATGATTTAATAACCGCATTAGATTCAGCTATTACTGTTGTCAATGGTTTTATTTCTACTGTTGGTATTAAAGTTAATCCACATATTGCTGGCACAGATTATCGTCATAAATTATCACATATTGATATTGACACTGGAACTGCTTATCTAAACAAAAATGGATTAAGCAGAACAACTACAAATTTAAATACTTTATTAAGTGATATTAATACTGATTTAGTTACTCATGAAAAAAATGATGGTACATCTACTGGAACAGTTCCATCAACTAATTTTGCTCACGTTGCTTCAGGCATTGAGGTTAACACAAGTAATTTTACAACTATCCCACAAATCTATGATAATGCTCAAGATATTTTAGAGTATTTAGATAATTCTAATTTATTTACAGTTGGAAATAGATTTCAAAATTTATTCTCTAATGGAATTCCAAGAACATCTAGATTATCTACACTCACTTCTGATGGCTATGGTCAAAACTTAGTTCCAGTTACGCCTGTAACAAGCTATTTGTTAGCTGGTGGCGTAACATCTCCCAAAGATGATATTTTTAATGGTGATGATGTTATTGAATTTTTCCCTGCTGATAATTCAACTAATATATTTGATTCTCAATTTTGTACAGTTAAACCTGGTGATATTTTAACCATTAATTATGGTTCTACCACTGTACAATTTATAATTGATAATATCAAGCAAATAACATCGCCAACTATATCTAAAAGATATCTTGTTAGAATAAACGGTAAAAATTTATTAGCTACTACCGCTGGTATTGCTAGAATAGATAGGGCTTTATATAATGAAAACAAATATGGTGTATTAAATACATCTGTTGTTAACAATTCTTTTAATTCATATCCAAGCGTTATAGCTGCTAATCCAAGAGGTGCTGTTGCCTTAGGTATTGGCTTTGATCCAACAAAAATAGATTCAACACATTATAATTTATATTTGCAACTTTTTCCTGACGGAAATCCAAGCAATAAAACTATTAATTTACCAGCAATTGATATTTCTGGTAATGCTGGGGCTACTCCTGGTAAATATTCTTTAGAATCAATTGTTGAAGAAACAAATAAGAAAATTCACACAGCTGGATTTAATTTAAGATTCGTTGCATTCTCTTATAATGGTGAATTTGGAATGATGTTAGCTGACCATTATCAAAATGCGTCATTCGCTATAATGTCAGGAATTATAAATAGTGCTGGTACTTATGATTCTGGATTAACTGCATCAACATATCCAAATAATGTTGTTGATCCAATTACATCTCAAGATGCTCTTGGTTTTGGTGATAATGGAGCTAATTTAGCCTCTCCACCATATGCATTATCTTTTTCTACAACTGAAAAAGCTTTAGTTCCAACAAAAATCTTTGTACCATTAAGTAGAAATTATTTTTATGTTAATGGCGTAGAAAGAGACAAATTAAATTTCCATACTTCACAAGTATTAGATACTTATGGTGATGGTTATTGGCCAGCCACTATAACAGCCAGAACTTTAACATCTTCAACCGTAGAAACAACTTATCAAGTAAGTGCATTACTTGATAATGCTAAATTAGCTTCAGGTAAGACTTTAGTTGTATTACCAAATATTGCTGTCACTGATTCTTCTTATAATCCGGTTGATTATGGTCGTTTCATAATTAAAACTGTAGTATTTGATCCTTGTTGTTCTCCAGGAACGCCAACTACAACAATAACTGTATATGATGCTGTTCATGGTGCTGGAGCAAGTCCTTATGCATCATCAGCAAGTGGAACAGTTAGGCTTTATTTCAATGATGACTCAATTGGTGTTGATAATCAAAATATTACAGACGGATATGTAGCTACTAATTTTAAACGTTATCATGAGTTCTATGTTGACCAAGATGGTGCAACTTTTAGTCATGAAAAATTACGTTTCTATACAATATCTGGCGGAACATCAACTCCAGTACAATTGTATTGTGATAATATCGAAATACCAAAAATTAATATAGTTTCTGGGTCTTCAAAACTAAAAGGCTACAAGTTTGCTAATAATTTTAGCAAAATAACACTTCATATATCTAATTACTCAGATACAACTGGACTATATGATGGATATCTTTGTAGATATGATGGTTCTGTATACTCTAATTCTGGCCCAATAACTTCTGGAAGAAAGGGCGATGTTGTTCGTTTCTATGACGAAACAGCTGTTGATTTTATTGATTTTAAGTTTAATATTGATGACTTAATAGCATCATTCACAAATAAAAACTTAGATATACAAGTATTTAAACCAATTGACACAGAGGGCCAGCAAATGCGCATTGGCTCAGGTCAATTAAATGATTTTACAAAAGAATTTAAGTTCTCGCAAGATAAAAGAACTTTTGGAAATACTTCTGAAAAGAATTTAACAACTTCTGCTTTAGATTTTATTAATGCTGGTGAAAAATATTTACATCAAAACTCTGTAATGAGAGGTTTTGATTATGTATCTACTTCTTCAAACAAAATTTCATTAACTGGCGGTCTAGCTGTTGTTGATGGTAAATTTATATCAGCAAACAATAACTATGTTGATATTCCAATTGTAAGAGAACTATATTCAAGTGTTGAATATGCAAATATAATCTGGGCTATCTGTATAAATAACAAAAGCGAATTACAAGTAATTCCATTAAGAAATACAGACTCTAGTTTAACTGTTCCAACAGTAGAATCTAGAATATTTACTGTTTTAAATCCAAAAAACAGCCAAACATATTATTTAGAATCAACAACTTTTAGTGAATTAGTAAATCTAAGAAAAGATTTGACTCTATTACACTTAGTAATATCAAATGTTACTGGAACTGGCTTATCTACAGCTATTACAGTTACTACAAGAGATGTTCGTAAGTTTGGTAATGATCTAGATACTCAAGTTTCACAATCTTTAACTGATTCTCTTGCTGGTGGTGGATTTAAAAACTTTACCACTGTAAATAATTGGTTAAAATATAATCAAAATTATAATAACATCATTTTAGTTAGAGGTACACACTCTATTTCTTCAGCTTTAAATCTTTCTTATGCAAATAGAGAGGTTTTATTTGAAGGTGATGGTTATACTCAAATCAATGTTGACACCAATTTAACAATTGGAAGTAATATTAGATTTAAAAACATTAAGTTTAATCTAAATGGTAATTTATTCTTTGTTATTCAAGATAGCGATACAGTAAGTTTTGAAAATTGTGTATTTGAAGCCGCTTCAGTAACACAAACTGGTATAGCTCTTGATAATGCAAACAATATTTCATTTAAAAACTGTAAATTTATTTATAAGTATATAACAAATCCAAGTAGCAACTTAATTTCAAGTGGTGCTGGTTTGATTTATTCAAATGTTACAGCTTCTAGACTATTAAGTAACTTTAATATTAGAGATTGTAGCTTTACATACACACCATCAACAGATGGTTATCAACGCAATCCATTTGTAAATATAGAATTGAGTGAAGTAAGCGCATTTGTTAAAAATGTTGATATTTCAAATAATCAATTTATAAATAGTGCCACTTCTGGTGGATTAATTATAGATCTAAAATCAGCAGTTGCCGTTGTTAATACAACAACGCCAAGTGTTACTACTTATAATAATCGACCAGCGCTAATTAATTTCAAAGTTAAAGATAACTGGTGTGATGCTAGACAAATAATTGCATTAACTTCTGTTACAAGTGCATCACAAGAAAAAAGTCCAGGTTTAAACTGCATTGATACAGAAATTTCTGGAAACAAATGTGGTGCCATCGCTTACTTTGTGTCTAGAGGCGTTGGAAGTCTTGGATTAGTTTATGGACATGATGAAATGAATTCATCTTTAACCATTAAACATAATTCTTGTCATTACATTTATAATTGTGATTCAACAGGACAATTATTCTTAGCTGATACCAATTCAGAGTATGCTCAAGGTAATATTTTAATTGAAGGAAATCATTGCAATTGGATTCATATTTCTGCTTCAGGCGGAATACTTGAATCAATTAAAGTCAGCAAGAATTTCTTAAATGCTTATGACACTACAGTTCTAGCCAATTATGGTGGAACGGCAGATTATGGTATTTACATCTATGCTAATTTGAATAGCAGCAAAGGTAGCAATTCAAATGTTATCGTAAGTGAAAATTCACTTGAATATAATACGGTTAAAACAAGTGTTGGTGGAGTTACCACTTATACTTATGGTGTTGGTGGAATACTATTCTTAAGCTCAGGACAAGTTATTAATAACAAAATTACTGGTTTAATTAGTAATTCAAGCACAACACATGGTATTAGATTTGGTGGAGTTTATACATTAATAACTGGAAACTCTATTTATCGCCAATCAAGCGACATCTTTGCTTACATAAGATTCTCACATCCTGATGGGACTACTACAAGCCCTCAAGGAACTATAGTAAACAATTTATTTGATCAATATACAACAGACGGATCAAATGAACAAGTTTGTTTAGAAATTCCAGAAAACTTTACATATGAAAAGAATATAAATCAAACAAAGATTCAATTTTTAGATATTGGTGAATCTGATGGATATTTAGCAAATAATCCTTCATCAATAGCTGGTGAAACTACATTGTATAAAGGTTCTGGGTATGAAGTCGCTAGACAAACATCTCCTGGCGGAACTTATGTAACATTACTTGACACTGATGATACTAAAAAGGCTTTAAGAAAATATTATAATTTAAGTAATATTTTACCTAAAAATGTGCAAATCCTTGATGGTTATTTGGGATTTAATGCATTAAGTAGCACTGATGGTGATTATGCTACTGGTGGATTTAATACATTTTACATGGAAATACGTAAAGGTAGATCTGGATTAGGAACATATTCAATTGGCACAAATCCATATGGAGTTCCACCAAGCACATCAAGTATTTTAGATGTTAAAACCAATACTGGTAGCGATGGCTCAGTAAATGATGTTGCACAAATAAATGTAAGCACACCAATAGCTACTTATTACAACAATACTAATTATTTATTTGTTAAACCATCATCAAATAAATATTATACAGATACTGAACAACCTATAATTTTTAATTTAACTATAGGTTTTAAAGGATCTAATGCTAGTTGGTTAGTATCTCCAGTAAGAATAAAATATCGCTGGGTTTAAAAAAACACACATTTATCTTTGCCCCACATTGAGGCATAAGCATCACACTTTGATTTGCTTAAATTTTTTGAAGTATCATCAATATAAAAGAATAGTTCCATTTTATTACAGCCATCATCACATACACATTTATGAACAGCTGTAAATGTAATTTTGCTGCAATGATCAGCACTTACAGTTTCAGTTTTTTTAATTGAATAATAATTATCAATAGGAGCACAATTCCCATCATAAATTGCTGATGCAGGATTGCCTTTCATGTTTAAACAAGCATAATCATCTTGTTTAGAACAGGAATATTTGCTCCCACATACATCAATTTCTTTAGTATCTACAGGTGTATCACTGACATCATTAGAATCAGCAACATCCGAATCTTTAACTCCTGAATCTTTTACATCTGAATCATTTGAAGTTTCGCTTCCTGATTCTGTCACTTCATTTCCTGAATCTTCAGGTGGCGGAGGTGCAACTTGAAAATCGCTACCTGAACAAGCAGTTAGAGTTAAAAATACACAAATTGTAATTAAGTTTTTCATTGTTTTTCCTTTATTTCATTGTTAAGAGAAGTTTTTGTAATTTATTTTTGTCAAAAGACACGCTATCTTGTGGAAATTCTTTTATATTTTGTATAAAAATTCTTATCTCGTTTTTATTTTTTATTTTAAAATTATCAATCATATAATTATTATAAACTCCAAATGAATGATTATATGGAACATCATATGAATCAATAATTAATATTAATTCAATTATTACTGGATTAGAAATAACATCATTGATATGAGTTACTTTTTTTATTTTATAATCAATTAAATCTGTAATTTTAATTTTATAATTATAAGGATGATTAATAAGTTCAAAAATAGCAGGCAAATCTCCATAAAAATCATTATTAAAATAATGAATAATCTCATCTTCTACTGTTTTAAGATTTCGTTCCATATCTTCCATCTTGTGTTTTCTATTTTCGGAGACCGCATTCCTACCGCGCACGCTCGCGCGCGTGTGTATAATAGGCACTCAATTTTTCCGTGTCAACTCCCCATCAATTTTTGCATTTTCGAGCATCTTACTGTTTTCTTGGATTATCTGTTGGTCAGCTTTACAATTTTTGTGGCGGTAATCAATAAATAAGTATTTTAATATAGAAGATTAAAAAAATGACTGATGGCATTCTAGTAGTTAAAATTAAACATCATGCCGATCTAACTGAAGAGTTAAAAAAAGCTGTTTTGGTAGCCAATTATGCTATTAAAAATAGATCTAAACTCTCTTCAACTAATGTTTCTCATATTGGACTACCATCTGCAATTAGCAATCAAGTGCTTCGTAAATATGGCAAGAATAAGAAATGTAAGTCAATTAATGAGAAAAAGATTAAGTTAGTAGCACCAAATCAATCAGTTAAAATTGATGGCAATCAAATTAGAATAGTTCCATTAAAACTAACGCTAACTAATGAAAGCAAGCATCAGATAATTAAAGTATATCAAATAGAATTAGATGCAACTTATGCGTATGTAGCATTTAGTAAATCTAATGCAGAACAATTAGATACCAATAAATTCATTGGTGTTGATTTAAATGCTACTTCTCATTGTGCAGTAGCTGCCGAACCTATTAGTGGTAAAGTTATTAAACTTGGTAAGCAAGCTCCACATATACATAAGAAGTATAAGGCATTAAGAAGTAGTTTGCAGAAGCAGAAATTATATAAGAAGTTGAAAGAAACTAAAGGAAAAGAAACCAGAAAAGTAAAGGATGTCAATCATAAGATTAGCAAACAAATTGTTCAGTTTGCTAAAGATAACAACTGTGGTATTAAGTTAGAAAAACTAACTGGTATTCGTAATAGTAAGAAAAACAACAAAACATTTCGTTATACTTTGAACTCTTGGAGTTATTATCAATTAGGCACTATGATCGCCTATAAAGCTCTACTTGCAGGTATTCCAGTACAATATATTGATCCAGCCTACACCAGTCAGAACTGTAGTAGATGTGGTCATCTTGGAAAACGTAATGGTAAAAAATTTAAGTGTGCAAATTGCAATCACACTGGTCATGCCGATGTCAATGCGAGTTTTAATATCGCAAAGTCATTGAACCTGATCTCTGCTACCGAGAAAAAGATCGGTGGTAATGGTGATACTGAAGCGCCTATGAGGCAATCAAATGTTTGAAGAAAAACTTTTTGAACCTCGGAATCTCTAATGCTTTAACTTGGAGTTATTCAGTATAGATGGTCACTAACAATTTTTTCAGATCAGAACTATATAATAGTCATCATATTGTTCAAAATGGCATGATTTCTTATCCAAAAGAAGTTATTGTTAGAACATTAAGAGATTTTTTTAAAGACGATAATTATTACCGTTATGTCCCAGATCATTGGGGATTTCCAGAACGAGTAGATGTTACAGGATTAAATATAGACGCTGGAATACCAAATGACAGCTCAACCACCAGATTATTCATTGGAGAAGCGTTCAGCACAGACGTTTCTTTTTATCCAGCTATAATTGTAAGATTTACTGGATCTAAATATACACCCATATCTTTTAATAGAGAAAGGTCAAATGTTCAATGGGATTATTATGCTGTAGAACTTGATGGTTATCAAGTAAAACATTTTAGATACCCTAAATATTTCCTATTTGCTGGAAGTTGGTCTGGAACTATACAAATTGATATTATGTCAAGAGGTCAAAGAGCCAGAGATGAGCTTACAGAGCTTGTTGGTATGTTATTCTCAGATATTGCACATGATTCTTTAATAAAGAGTGGAATTGCAGTTATGAATGTGTCTACATCTAATATTAGTCAAGATACAGACAGAAATGATCTAATACATAAGGCATCTATTAATTTAGAAATAAGATCTGAGTGGAGAAGACAAATACCTGTAGGTAATATAGTGGAGGTTATTAATTTTGCTATAGAAATTGGTAGAACAGATGACCCAAATTATCCAATTTCACCAAATATGACAATTTACACTCAAAATTCTGTTATTACATCATTTATAAATGCCGTTTATCCTTATGATCCCGAAAATATTCAATTTAATTTTAATTCGGGACTGTAAAGTATGGAAATATTTGCTATCTGTATAGAGCGTAATATAATATTTTCTGCTTTTTGTTTAACAAAAGCTAATAAAAACTTATCTTATAAGAAAATAGGAAACTAAAATAAATTGTGCGATAAATGGGCTATTAATTTTAAAATTAAAACATTTATTAATTTAAGATTAAAGCATTTATTAAAAGAAGATTTGCGTTTAAGAAAATTAAATATTACAATACCAAAAAATATTTTTGAAATAATGAACTTTTCATATAATGATATTTTAAATAAATTAAATATTATTATGACAAATGATAATGAGTTTTCTTGGAATAATTTTGGAAAATCTAGATATTGGAATTTAGATTTTAAAAATAAACCATATAATTTTATATATTCCACATTTAATGATAATGATTTTAAATCATTGTTTAATATAGAAAATATAAATGTTTTTAAGAATACTGATATTAATTTTTCAAATAAATCAATTATAAAACCATATAATAATTTATTAAAATTTTTATATAAAAGAAAAAATAATAAATTGTCAAGAAAAGACCTGAGTGAAAAAATAAATATTTCTTATTATGAATTATATAATAAAATTATAACAAAAAATATTAAAAAATATGGTATTTTTATATCAAGAAATGTTAAATTAGAAAATTTGAATATAAATGATGTGTTAATAGATGAAATTTCAAATGTCTTATCTATAGCCAATAAAGAATCTAAGGCAGCTAAGTTTGAAGAATTTGCAAAAAATAAGATTTTTAAACAAAATAATAAAATATGTAATAAATGTAAAAATATAAAGAAAAATAATCAATTTTCATTAACTAAAAATGGCTATAGAAATAAATTATGCAATTCGTGTAAAGACGAATCAAAATTAAATAGTCAAAAATATAGAAAAGAATACTCTAAACAATATTGTGATAAAACAAAAGTTAAAAACAAAATATGTAATGTTTGTAAAAATTATTTATCTATAGACAAATTTATAGGAAAATATTCAATAAAGAAAAAATTTATATATTATAGCAGAACATGTTGTAAATGTATAAATTTGCCAAAAAATGATTTTAAAAGTGCTTGGAGCAGAGATATTCGTGTTTATTTAAAAAATTTAAAATATGCAACTAATAATGTAAAAAATGGATTAGTTATTTTGGGTTATACAATTGAAGAGTTAAAAGAGCATATTGAAAAACAATTTGAACCATGGATGAATTGGGGCAATTGGGGAGTTTATAAGCCAAAATTATGGAATGATAATGATAAATCTACTTGGGTATGGCATATCGATCATATAGTTCCACATAGTGAGTTTATATATAATAATATTAATGATAATGACTTTAAAAATGCTTGGAATTTAAATAATTTGAGGCCACTAAATGCTAAACAAAATGTTTTAGATGGTTGTGCAAGAAAAAGACACAAAAAATATAATAAAAAGATATCTAAATAGGAAAATACTAATATGAGTCCAAACATTCCAGGAGCTGGTAATTTACTTCCAGGCGTAGTAACAGAAATTTCAACATTATCTAGGGGTGCCAGTGTACCTCAAGGAATTAGAGTTCCTGCAATAATTGGTTTAGGTGAACGTCCTGAAACAATCGTTGCTTCTGCTCTTGGAAATGGCGCTGATGGTTTAAATTCATCATATTCTTCAACTATTGGTGCGGATGGAAGACATTTTATGCTTTCTCTTGCTCCAATTATTCAAGGAAGAACAACTCTTTATAAAAACAATATACCATTAACTGGTTTAGAGGCCGCTATAACTTCAGGTTCATTTTCAAATCTATATGATTATAGAATTGACCCAGATACTGGTAAAATTGAACTACAAACTTCAAGATTAGTTGATTTAGGTGGATCATTCTATACTGCTGGTGTAACAAATGTTGGTCAAGGAACTATTTCAAATCTTGTATTATCAAGCACAAATGCTCCAACTGAAACTTGGACAATTAAATGTATTGATGTAGCCAAAGATTCTGGTGGAAGTCCAATTGCTGGAACCGCTAAATTCTTAGCCTTTGGATCTGTATCTGGAAATGTTCTAGATGGTTATGGTAATCCAGTTCTTTGGATGGCTAATAGTACACTTAATACTAACGGTATTTTAACATTCTCAATTGGTGAAACTGGTTATCCTTCATCAACATCTCCATTTAGACCAGGTGATTCATTCACTGTCAAAGTTTATGGTGGTGTATTAAAACAAGGTGATACACTAACTGCTACTTATATAGCAGAATCAGATATCAATTCACCACTTACAATAAACAACATGAATGATGCCCAATTAAATCATGGCGTTGTTTCTGCTGATAATACACTATCTCTTGGTTGTCAATTAGCTTTCTCAAATCAAGCTCCAGCTGTAATCACACTTCAAGTACCACCTCCATTACCACGTAGACAATCATTTGATTTGTTTGACATTAATGCCACGTCTACAGATGGTTATGAATTCATTCTGCCATTACCTGTTGGAATTACGCCAGATATCAATAGTGATATTCATTTCTTTGTAACTGATCCAACTACTGGCGTAGAGACTCAATTAGTACCAAATAAATATGATTTCTATACAATAGATACAGTTGGTCATCCAACCTCTTCACAATTTATATTCAGCGATACAAATCCACCTTCTGGATATGCATATAGTTATTCAGTGGTTTCAAAAGCTTCAGTTATTAACTATCAAATTGATGGTTATATTAATGCTAGCCAAACTGCATCAGATACTTGCACATTCTCAAGTACATCAATTACTTTTACAAGTGATTATGTTGGAAAACAAATTCGTATAGAAGATCCTACAAATGCGATAAATGCTGGAACATTTGATATTACTGCAGTATCTGGTGGTGCATTAACAGTTGAAACTAATGCAAGCCCTCCATTTGCTGATTTTACCAATGGATCTTCAGTAGCTTTTAGAGTTATTAATACTCTAGATGGAACTGTAGTTGCCAGCACAACTGGAGCTGATGGTGTTCTAACTGCAATTGGTGGTTCCGCTACAGCAACATTTACATCAGCTGGTATAAACTTCAATTTAGTTTCAAGTCCAACAATTGTCAATAATGCTTATAGACTTGAGATTACTGCTGGAGTAAATAAAGGTAAATATCGTATTACCAACTATAGCTCAGGCCCAAATCAACTTACAATTGCTAAAACATTCTTAAGTGAATCAGATGTCAAATTTGAAATAATTGATTCGTCTGAAAATAGCAATTTTATTGTTATAAATCATAACATAGTTCCAAATAACAATACTTTAAGAGTTACATTAGTAACAGATAAAGATGCGCTATTCTATGATGCTGGTTGGGTTACTGCTCTAGAAACTTTAGAAACTGTTGAATGTGATATCGTAGTTCCACTACCAAATAACATGTTCTCAGCTGTTTTCCAAAACACCTTAGCTCACTGTAGAGTTATGAGTAATATTCGTAATAAAAAAGAACGTGTATTATTCACTGGTGCTATCAGTGGATTAACTCCAGATAATCTAATTGGTAATTCAACTGCTGCTGTTGAAGACGTTGGTATCTTAGAAGGAATTCAAGGAGATTCAATTGCTGAAATTCTTGCAGGTAATACAGAAGATATTACTAATTACAAAATTTCTGATAATTTTGGAGATACATTCCGCTGCGTATACTTCTGGCCAGATGAGATAATTACTCAAGTTGGTACAAGCAATGCAACCATTGATGGTTTCTATATTGCTGCCGCTGCCGCAGGTTGGTGCGCTGCACAACCAAATATTGCGGTTCCACTAACAAATAAAGTATTATCTGGATTTACAATATCAAATACAAAGAAACTTGCACCAAACACTTTATCAGATCTAGCATTTGCTGGAGCTACAGTATTACAACCAGTTGCTGGTGGTGGTAAAGTTATCTGGGGACGTACAACTACAAATTCAGGATTTGCTGAAGAAGAAGAAATCTCTATCGTGTTCATTCGTGATAGAATTGCTAAATCTTTACGTACCGGATTTGAAGGATTTATTGGTATACCAGAAGACGATAATACACAAAATGCATTATCAGGAAGAGCCAACTCACTATTTACTTCATTCATTTCACAAAAACTTATCACAGACTTCCGTGATATTATCGTGAAACGTGATGATGTAGATCCTCGTCAATGGAATATAGTTGCAAGAGTACAACCAGTATATCCTGTAAATTATATTTACATTAAAGTTTCAATTGGCCTACTATAATTAAAGAATATTAAATAAGGTTTACTATAAATGGCAACTTACCCACAAACAGGTTCAATACTTACTCGTCCAGATGGATCAAATCGTACTGGAATTGCTCTTTCAACACAAATTGTGTTAATGGTTGGACCCAATCCAATTGGCGCAGTTCAAGATTTGACAATAAATGAAAGTCGCGATGTTTCATTTATTTCTGAAGTAGGAACTGATGGGCAGATTGATTCTGCTCCAAGAAGCTCTACTAAAGTATCTGGCAGATGTGAAAGAATACGTTTTGATAGATTACGTGTTGCAGAAGCTTTCTCAAGAGGTTTCGTTCACGTTAAATCACAAAGATTTCCATTTGATATAGTAATTATAGACAAATATAATGGTGATGGTGAAAATGCAATTATCACCATTCTAAAAAATGTTTGGATTAAAGGTATTAGTTATGGTTTTAAAGCGACAGACTTTATAATCTCTGATACTATGGAATGGGAAGCTGAAGATATCTTTAGCACTCTAAATAATTCAAATGTTGCTCAAGGTGGTGAACGTGGTTTACCATTCGGAATTGATGCATATGAAAGAGAAGCTGATCGTGGTTTACGTCGTGGTGCATTAGATGGTCCAGGACTTTTGAAAACATTCTTACCTTTCTAATAGCTTAAATTAACTAAATATACTTATAACTCCTAATGTTTTGATATATAACATTAGGAGTTATTTATTATGGTAGATATAGATTCACCAATTTTACGTAAAAAGAAACCAAGTCTTCCTCAAGCTATTAAAACATTTACTGTAGATGATCGTCCTGCACCATCACCTAATTCTAAAATGAATCCATTAGAACAAGCAAGAATAGCTTTATCTTATATAAATGGAGGTTCAGCTAATCCTGCGCCAACTCAACACCAAGAATTTGAGAATGAAGAGGAAGACGCATATAAATTAGAAGAACAAATAAGATTATCAAAATTAGCTAGACAAGGCAAAGATAGATTGTCTGCTGAAAGAGTGAAAAGAATAGAATTCTTAGCTGGATTTGGATCTTTAACAAAAGATGTAGATATAGATGGAGTTAAGTTTACACTAAGAACACTTAAATCTAAAGAGTTTAAACATTTGTTTAAATTTGGAAGAGAGCTTGCTTCTGATATTATTAATCAATTTGAGATGCAACTTGCAATTAGAAATGAAACTCTTTTATTTGCTATTAAATCTGTTAATGATGAGGCTTTTGAAGACGTTTTAGGCGCTTCTTCACTAGAAGATTTAAGAGATAAAATTGAAAATATTCAAGAAGATATTTTAACTCTTTTATATGCCGAATATGAAAAACTAGTTGATGAAAGCAAAAAGAAATACGCTTTAAAATCTGACGAAGACGTTAAAGAGGTTCTCGAAGACTTAAAAAAATAATAAATGAGCCAGAACACCGTTTTAAATGGTATCTGGCTAAATATTTAAAATGTCTTCCTGATTCAGAGCAATTAAATGAATTAAATCCAATATTAAAATATTGGATGTATGCGAATTGGCTTGAAGATCAAAAAGAAGAATATGAGTTGTTAAAACAACATGGAATTCTTGTTGGCTCATTTACAAATCCAGAAGCAGCTAAGCAAATGTTATCTGATGACAAATACTCTTCTACAGATGAAGAATTTGAAGAAACTTGGAAGAAAATTAAGGCATATAATGAGCAAGATATTGATAATAATACCTTAATTCCAAAAAACAAGAAACGAAGAGTTATTAAATAATGGCTGACCCACCCATCACACCAGTTGATCCAAAAGTTTCAGAAAGTTTTGATAAAGCTGGAAAATCTATTAAAGCAACCAAAGAAGAGTTAGATGATTTAAATTCATCTAATGAATCATTTATTGTAAAAGCTAAAGAAGCTTCTTTAAGATTAAATGATATGGTTTCATCTTTAAATAAAGGTAAAGACGCTTTAAGTTCATTATCTCTTTCTGCGGGTGAAAGTCAAGAATCTTTAAATAAATTAGGAATATCTGCTGATAGTTTAAAAAATACATTCTTAGGTCTTGGAACAGTTATAGGATCAAGTGATGTTTTTAAAGGATTATCTAAAAACTTAGATCAAGGTCAAGTTTCTTTTACTGGCTATAGTGAAAAATTATTAGAATTAAAAAGTAGATTTGGAAATACAAAAAGCACTATTCAAGATTTAATTGGCGTAGTGCCAGGATTAGGCGCTGCATTAGAAAAAGCATCAGGTGGTAAACTTGGCAGTATGTTAGGACAATCAGCAGCAAGTGGCATTGCTTTGCTTCAAAGATTTGCTGAAAAAGCTGACTCTGCAAGAAAAGCTGAAACAGCATTTATGCAAATAGCTGCTGCCTCCGGTCAATTAGGTAAAGCGTTTACTGGTGCAGCTGTAGATTCGACCAAATTACAAACTGGTCTTTTGCAAATGGCATCGTTAACTCAAAATCTTGCCATTACAACTGGATTATTACCAGAAAAACTTGCAGAAATGGCTGCAATGTTTGGCAAAACAATTCCTGGTGCATTAGATCAAACAATAGTGGCTGCTGGTGGCATTAATAATTTTGATGCTGTATTAAGATTAGCCGCTGGCTCTGGTCGATCATTCAATGATATTCTTGATGATTTAAAAACTGCATATGATGAACTTGGTTTATCAGGAGAAAAAGCTTTAAAATTCACAGCATTAATTTCTGAAACAAGTAATTCTTTAGGAATTAGATTAACTGATGTTGAATCAACATTAAAAACAGTTGCAACTAATTTTAGATATATTGGTGATAATACTGAAGCTGCTACTAGAGCAATGGCTCGTTTCGTTCCTGCATTAAGAGAAACGGGATTAAGTGCCAAAGCATCTAGTGATTTGGTTGCTGGAATGATTAATAATGTTAAAAATTTAGAGATAGGTACTAAAGCTTTTATTTCTGCTCGTTCAGGTGGTCCAGGAGGTCTTCAAGGAGCTTTTCAAATAGAGAAGCTAATGCGTGAAGGTAAAATGGATGAAGTCATGAAAATGGTTGAGGGCACTCTTAAGAAACAAATTGGTGGTAAAATTGTTTCTTTACAAGAAGCCTCACAAAGTCCAGAATTAGCGGCTCAAAGATTCAAGCAACAAGCAATGCTTAAGAGTGGTGCATTTGGTGGATTAGCTAAAAATGATGAAGAGGCGTCTAGAATTTTAGATGCAATGGCTACAGGCGCTTCATTCAGTAAAGAAACTGGAAATATAATTAAATCGGGTCAAGATGCAATGGCTGAGCAAATTAGTAGAGGTAATTCTATACAAGAAAGAAATGCTTCAGCACTAGATGCTTCAATTGTTTTTTTAGACAGAATAGCAACAGCTTCAGATATTCAAGCAATGAGTATTGTTAAGAAAGAAATAGGAACAGATAATCCTTATTATAAACAAATTTATAATCAACAAAAATCAACAATGCAGGATTACGCAAAATCATATGGTACAAAAAATTCTACAATAGAAGATTATAATGCAGTAACTGTTTCACAAACTGGAACACAAGCTGGAATGGGTGCTAATGCTATTACAGCTCAAACAAAAGATTCAATTAAACCAGCAGCACCTAAGCCAACGCCAAAAAAATCTTTACCACCAATTAACTCAATGCCAAAACAAAAGGCATTAGTATCTCCTGAAATTATTGATAATTCAAATAAACAACCTATAACTGGCTTTCAACCAAATACAAATCCTGGACAAGCCCCACCACAAGATGTTCATGTTAATGTAAAAGGTATTTGTATTAATTGTGGATTAACAATGAATGGCGAACCAGATAATAAAAATACTAGTGCAAGCGGATATAAATTAACTCCATCTTAAAATAATAAGACATTAAATATAGCAAAATGACTTTAAGAAATATATTATCTGGTGTTGGGCAAGGTGTCAATGATATTTATAATTCAGCTGCATCATTGACAGGTCAAGATTTTGCGCAAACTGGAGCTATTCCTAGTGCAGATAATACAGGACTGCCATCTTCAAAAGTTCAAAATGAAAGATATGGCACTAAATTAAGAAAAACAATATCATGGTTTGTACCTGAGATTGGTATTGTGAATATGTATATTAATCCACAAAATATAAGATATAGCGATTCTAAAATTATACAAAAAGAAAGAACTAAAGGTGGTTATGTTTTACAATATTGGGGCGAAGAACTAACAACAATTGATATTGATGGAACTACAGGCTCATCTGGTATTGAAGGTGTTAACGTTTTATATGAAATATATAGATCTGAACAATTTGTCTTTGATAATTTAGGTTTAACTATGGGTTCTATAAATTCTGCTCAAAATATTGGCAATTATATTACACAAAAGTTTTCTGGTAATGGTTTTGGAGAGTTAGCTAGTGGTACTCTAGGTTTAAATAATAATACTCAATTTATATTACCAAGAAATATACCTTCATTAGCTAATTTAGCTTTTACTACAGAAATGTATTATAGCGGCTGGATATATAGAGGTTATTTTAATACTTTTAGAGTAACAGAAAGCGTTAATAATTTAGGAATGTTTGATTATAATATTCAGTTCACCGCAACACAAAGACGTGGATATAGAGTAAATGAATTTCCATGGCAAAAAAGTGCGAAAGATGGTGCAAGCAATTGGGGCACAGAAAATACATTTGGAAATCCAATGTCTTATGGCACTTATCCTGATATGGTTAAACCAACTCAAGTTAGTGCGTCTGGACAAATTGGTGGAGTTGTATCTCCATTAAGTAATAACCCTCAAACAAGATTAAAGTAATATGAGTTTTTTAGATGGCAAGCCTAATGTATTTAATAATTTAGGAGGAATGATTGAAAAACAATTCCTTGGTAATAATCGTTTAGAAACATTAGATTTAATTCAAAAAGATGGATCCCCTCAAAGATTTGGAAAACTAGGAGATTTTTCAAAGAAAATTGATCAGTCTGAAAAAAGATCATATACAGAAGCTGGTTTTTATAGCTTAAATCAATTTAATTTTAAACAAAGAGATTTAGAAATATTAATGCAGCAACCATCTGCGTCTGTTGTCATTAAAAAAAGAGCATTTAGTTCATTAGCAGAAAATTATAGACCTGATGCTTCTTCACAAGAAGAACTCCTTACAATAAGAGCTACCAAAAATTTATTTCAAAATAAAATAAATCAAATAGCTAATTTTGAGAAGCTTGTTAAAATAAATAAAGTTTCTATAACAATGGGCTACATCCATGAAGCCTTAATTCCAACAATTATAGATGCTGCAAATAACATGTTTGCAATTAATGGATCTGCTAATAATGATCTATCATCTTTTATTGGCATATTAAATAAATTAAAGCAAGTACAAGCTTACAATAAAGAAAATATTTTATCTAAATGGTTTGTGCCTAATAATCAACTTTATGATACAAAACTTGGTCAAGGCACAGGCGTTTTTGAATTAACAAATTTTACAACCTTATCTACTAATCTTGGTTTAGGGTTTAATTCTGGATCATTTAGTGTAAATTTTTCTGATCCATATAATTTAATGTTCATAACACCTTATGATATTGAGAAGGCGTTATCAGATACATTCACACCAACTAGAACAAGCCCACTATTACAAATTGGTCAAGAACAATTAAATTTAATTAAAGATCAAAAAATATCTGAACTAAATTCAATAAGAGCTAGTAGAGGGGCTTCTCCTATTAATTATTACATTAATCCAAATTCTTTTATTGGTAAACCAGTAAAAGCTGTAGTAAACGCTTTTGAAATTAATTTTGACTTTAAATTTAAGTTACAAATATCAGATATCGACCCTATATTTTTAGAGTCAAATGATAAACATAATGATTTAACAAATTTTGGTATAAATCCAAAAGAAGCATTTACACAAACTGAAGCTTTAAAATTTATTTCAATTATAGAAACTTGTGCTACTATAGTTTCAAGTATTAACTCTATTGATAAAAATGTTAAATCTTATAATAAGAATTTAAACACTATTAGAAAAGAATTATTTTTGCAGTATAAAGGCAAATATATTATCAATCCTATGGATACTGTCCATATATACGCTTCTTCTAAATCTGAAATAGATTCTAAAATAAGCAAAGGTCTTCAATCAAACTTTAATGCATTAAGCTTTTTACAATTTGGTAATAACACGGTTGATTTAATTAAAAATAGCTTTTTACCAAATAACTATTTGGATGTTGAAAAATCAATTATAGTTGGTCCAGATTTTCCATCATGGTTATGGCCAATGTTGCGCTCAACATTCGTTAATCAAACATCAGGTCCTCAAATATTTTCTGGAGTTGTTGATTCAGTTAGCGGATCATATAGTTCAAGCTCTGGAGCTTATTCTGTTAGTATTGGTGGTAAAGATAATACTTATTACTTTGGTCTTGGCCAAGTAAATATGAAACCATCAATAGATGTATTCAATGGTAGTTTTTATGATCCATTAACTCCATTTGATATTAAATATGATACTGTTCTTGGTATCACAAACGATAAGCCAAAATTATTACCTGAAAATCAAGCTTTACTTGATAATTCAGACTTCGTATCTTACAAAATGGGCCCTGAAGCTGGAGCTATTCCTTCTTCATTAAATTTTAATAGAGATTATACTAAAGAATCTAATCTCAATATGATTAGAACATTTTATGATCCAGATGGATTCGTTTATAAATTTAAAAAAGGTATTGGCACATTAGTTCAATTTAATAATTCAACAGAATTATTAGAAGCCTCACCTTCAGCAGTTTCAACAACTAAAGATCCATTTGCTGGACAAAGTGTTATTGATGTATTATCATTATTAATAACTGGTGAGCCACATAATTTTATAAATTATTATAAAACTGTTATTAATTTTGATACTTATAAAAGAGACGCAACAACAGGTGAAGATCCTTCAGTTTCTTATTATAGAGCGTTAGAAAATAATTTAAAAAAGAGAAATTATCTTTATGGAAACTTTACTCCATTTAAGAAATTATCTATAAATGAAGCAGATGTATCTAGAATGATATCTAATCAAACATCAGCTTTAAATTTTAATAAAAGACTTCAAGAAAAAATAAATGAAAGAGCTGAATTTAGCGATAAAGTTTTAGCACTAGAAGATATTCAAAATCCAGTAGTTGGAAATAGCACCATTAAGAGTAAATTAGCTCAAACAATATCTGAATTAAAATCAAAGATTACTGATTTGGATAAAGAGATATCAGATATTGAAAAAAATGATTATAACTCTATCATAAGTGATCCAAAAAATTATTTATCTGTAATTGGAGATGATATTTCTGTTAATACTGATAATTATATTAACACAAATACATCTCTAGAAAAAAATAAACAATTAAGAAAAGAGCTTAGAAAAAAGGTTAACTTCTTAACTCAAAGATTATCATGGAAAGTTAAAGCAAATGAAGACATCAATCTTGTTATCATAGACGATTCTTTTGATAAAGACTATGATTTAATGGCTTATGAAAAAAGTTTTCAAAATCAATTTTCACTATTCCAAAGTCAATTTAATACTGTATCACAGTTTATTACAGATACAGCTAAGCTATTAAATTTAGAGGTATTCGCTGATTCTCAGGGACACATACAAATTAGATCTCCTCAATATAATAAAGTCCCCAGTTCAGTATTCTCTAATTTGTTAAAACAAAAACAAGATAAGGGCATACAAGTATTTCCAGAATTTTTAGAAAAACTCTATGCTGTACAATTAGATACACTATTTAAACAAATTGAGTTTACAGAAGACTTGATTAGATTGTATTGTGCATTATTAGGAAAAGCTTTTGATTCTGATTGTGAAGCGTTATTAAAATCATCAGTAAGTGGTGGCGCAGGTTTCTCATTTTTATCAAATGAAAACAGTGGCAGAATATTAGGTGGAGATTCATCATTTAAAATATTCACAGAAAGCAATCCAGATATTAAACAAGATATTAAAAATAAAATAATACCTGTTTCAAATAAAACATTATTTAAAACAACTAATGCAAGCATAAGTGATGTTTCTACTGTAGTAAACACCCAAGCTTCAGTTAACAATTTATTTGACGTTGTTAAAAGAAAAAATTACCTATTTGGTAATAATGGAAATCCTGGCGGAAAAGAATCTCTTGGTGTTGAAGTATTACAGAATGGAGTTAATTCAGCTAGAGTACAATTATTACAAGATAGAATATCAGCTTATCAAGGTCAAAAAATTGATTTAACAAGTTTATATGCTACCACAAATGGACAAACTTTAATACTTGCTACAGGCAGGGTTGCATATAAAGATTTACTTGGGATTTTAGATAAAATCAAACAGTCTGTTGAAGAAAGACAACGCAATATAAAAATAGCTTCTAAAGCTTTAGTTAATTTAAAAGAGGGACTTAATTTAGATAATTCAAATATTGCAACTAATATATTAGCTCCTAATTTAACTAATAACTCTCATATTCCAGAAAATTTTGAGCATATGATAGAAGATGAAACATATGATGATTTTGGTCCAGGCTCAGGACAAAGATTTATTATTAAGCCTGTACAAATTAAATCTATTGATTTATCAGAAAATCCACCACAATTCACAACAGTAGAAGTATCTGGATCTTATGGTGATGGATTTATAGCACAAGGCGATTTGCCATCAGATTTAAATTCATTTCAAAATGGTGGTAATGCAATTACATCCGCTCAAGCAATAGATTATGATTTGTTTAAAATGTATGGTTTTAGATCGCCAAATTCGATTCATGCTCCATTTTTAACAAATCCAGAGACTCAACTAGCTCCATATGCTGTTATGTTATTAAACATTGCTAGAGGTAGCATACTGCAAGGCAAAGTATCAATTGCTGGTAGTGAATATATGCAAGTTGGAGACGTTGTATATATAGAAGACAGAGATTTATTATTTTATGTTGAACAAGTATCTCATTCATTCGGAAATGAGGGCAGCTTTTCTACAACATTAAGTCTTAGTTATGGCCATAATCCAGGAGAATATATTCCTACACCATTAGATATAGTTGGCAAAATTTTATATAAAAATAAAAACATGGCTAATTATTATCATCATCGTCAAGATAATACTACTAATCAAACACATCTTGGTGTAATTCTTGGTAATGCTGATAATCAATCAAGAAATGGTTATGGCGCAGATTCTATAATTGATTCAACCTCAAATAAATATGCTGAATCAAACATTAGTCAATTGCAAGCCATTTCATCACAAGGAAATAATGCCACATCATTAATTCAAGACAACTATAATCCTGTAGTTGAAATAAGAATATATTATAATTCAAAAGCAAAAGATGGTAGTTATAAATCATCTAATGCTACACTATTAAGCCAAGCTAATACAGTAAAAGATTTGTTAACTAGAAAAATCACATTAACAAGCAATGACGCATTCAAAGATTTAAAAACAATTGATGCATCTAGAATTTCTGTTGTAGAAGTAGACCTTGCAACAGATCCAATTAGATACTGTTCTGGTAAATCTTTTTATCTATCAAGATTAAATGTTGCAGATAGTGACACAATTAACTCATCTTTTATTAATAATCCAGCACAAAAAGTAAAAAATGTAGATAAATTTATATATAATAACGTTATAGATTGTTGGGTAGTGTTTAAAAAGAGTTAATAATGCCTCCTAAAATAAGCAGCACAAATGGAACTCCAGGTTTACTTTCAATAGGAACAATTAAAAAAGTTATTCCTAATGAATATGCTGTGGAAGTTTCATTAAATCCGTCTTTAGTGGCAGATCAACAAACTGTAAAAGCCCAATTACCTGTATCTTATTATTCTTCTGATGGAGTATTTGCTGGTGGCGCTCCTGAAGTTGGAACCACTGTAATTATTCTCCAAGCAGAAGGTGGGTCTTATTATGTTTTATCAACTATGGTCAGAAATTATACTTCTGTTTATAGTGTTAAAAATGCTAAATTACAAGATCTTGATTCAGGTAATTATTACATTACTGCTGGCGAAAATAATGTTGTTAAAGTATCATTAACTGATGGTATTTTTATTGGCAGTAAAGAAGATTATTATAATTTTGATGCTAATAGAGGTCTTGCCTCAAATACATTTGATACTAGCTTAAAGTTTACAGAGTCTTCTAGAGAAATATCTGGTGTTGTTAAAAGAGATATCAAACCGAATTTAAATATGGCTTCATCACTTAGACTAACCAGTCATGAGTATGATGATACATTGAAAGTTATTTCAATGGATCCCAAGACATATTTAAGCCAATCTAATTTTGGTAACTCTGTTAAGAATCCACCATTTGTTGAAAACAGAAAGCTTACATATGAATTTGCTTACTCTTATGATGTATCTAATGAACTAAATGAAATAGAGCTTTATAAAAAGAATAAATCAAATAATGTAGATACTAATATTTTATCTAGACGTAAAAGTAGAGCTGATACATTATCACTTAGCTTGGTGGAACCTAATTATTTAATTGAAAGTATATCTGGTACAGTTGTAGATATTTATGGTAATCTAATAGATATTAATAGAAATATTATACCAATTGGTCAATCAGAAGAGTTATCAGCTAAAACTATAAAAACTTCTATTAATTCTAGCAATAGTTCTTATAAAAAAATAAGAGAGTTACAAAGAAAATCTTTAGCTTTACACTGGGAACTTAATGCTAGAAAGTCAACGGAAGGACCACCTAATGTAAATGCAACTGATAATTATTCTAGAAATAGATCTAGAATGTTTATTGATATTGATAAAGAGGGTATGTTTAAAATTAATATACCTGCCACAAGTGAAACAGGAAATGTTCCTTTATTAACTCGCTATGAAAATTTTACAACAGTATATCCTAATCCAAAATCAAATAATCCAGATGACTTAGTATTTAACTCAGATAATGTTGATATTTTATTAGAGCCAATTAGCTCTGTATCTAGTGTTGTTAAATTAACTGATTCTAGCTCTTCAAGCAATGAAGCACCATTAAATAGATTATCATCATCTTATTTAGGTTGGGGTACAGCTTATCATAATGTTACATCAACACTTAGAGCTTCTCAAGCATCTACATTAGATGTAGATGAATATATCCCAACTACATCTTTTACATTGGGAAGAATAGTATCTATTAAAGATGTTATCGCCTCTTCTATTAAAGCTGTTGGTGCATCAGCCAATGCTGGCGGTCGTTCAGGATCTATTAATTTAGATGGATCTTTAGATTTAAACATTGGTGCTAATACAGTTAATAGACAATCATTAGTTTTAGACACTCAAGGTGGCTTGATAGGCAACATTGGAAGAGATAAAAATAATATCTCGGCAGGGCTTTCATTAGATGGTGATTTCTATATAGAAATTGGTGGCACAACCCCAAATGAAGATACAAGATTTAAAGATTTAGATAATCTCACTCATAGAGCTGGAGCTTTTGATCTTAAAGTATTTAATATAAATAAGAATGTGGTTTCAGTATTTAGAATAGATAATGAAGGAATTACAGTATCTACTCCTGGGAAAATTACCATGTATGCAAATGAAGGCATGACATTTAGATCTGTTGGTGATATTAATATAGAATCAGATCAATTATATTTAAATAGAAGACTTGTTAGGAAAAAAGGTGGAGCAATATGAAAAAACTTAATAAAATAGCAGAAGAAAGATTAAAAGCTCAAGTTGAAGAAGCTAAAGAGTTAGGGCTAACCAAAATAGCTGCAATAGGTGAGGGTATTTTGTATAATAATTCTTTTGTTTATGACAATAATGAATTTTCTTCTGAAGAATTGAAAGAAAATATTTATCATGGAGTATGTAGATTTGCTTCTAATATTATTTCATTCTACAATATAGAAAATCCAGATCTTGTTAAGATCTCTCAAGTGGCTGAATATTTATCTAATACAATAGAAAATGAAATAAAGAAAAATCTAGATATAGAAGAGACTGTGGGAACTTTTGAAACAAAACTACCAGGCGAAGAATAATTAAATGGCAGCGTGCGTAACAGATCCAGTAGTTAATCCACCACCAATTGGAAGTCCAAGCGGGATAGTTGCGCCTAAAGTACCATTTCCACCTTTCGGTCCTAGTACCGATATGCCTAATTTAAAATCAATATTTGATCTATTATCTTTAGCGTTACCACCTGGCACATTAAAACCACTATTAAGTCCTGAATACTCAAGATCTCTTTTAGATGGAGTAATTTCATTATTAGAAAAATTTACACCATTTTTATATTTATACACTTTCTTTCTTCCAGTATTAAACATAATTCTGTGTATAATAGAAGTATTATGTTCTTTAAAAAATCCATTTAAGCTTGTTAAAGCCATAAGAAGATTATTTAGAGTTTGTATACCTGATTTTCTTGCATTATTTCCACAGTTTGCTTTATTAGTAATGATAATTTCATTATTACTTTTATTAATTGCTTTGATAGAATATATTATTGCCCAAGTAGCTGATTTTATCACAACAATTTTAGAAAATGTTCAACTATTAACTAAAGCTGTTGATCAAGCTGATGCAGACTCTATTCTTTCTATTACTAAAAAAATAGGCAATTTAATTTGTGATCTTCAAAATTTGTTTTTGATATTATCACCTTTCATTGTTATCTTTGAATTAATAAACTTTATATTAACAAAATCATTTAGAATCCCACCATGTGAATCTGGTACTGGTGATGACTTTGATTGTTGTGATGCTGAGGTTTGTCCAGCTTATCTCAAGAACACAATCTATAATGGTACAAGTGGAACATTAAAATACTTAAATAAACTAACATCTTCTGTTAGCACTCCAGGAACTTCATTTATTACAGTAGAATATTCTACATTGAGAAATGAAAGTTGGCAATATTGGGATGGCTATCAAACCATTCAAAAATATTTTTATAATATTACTCATGCATATGATTTACCTGAGGGATCCGATAAAGTATTTTTTCCAGATGGCACTGTATTTGATAAAACATCAAAAGCCAACAGTGTACCATATGCAATTGATATTAGTATCAACTATAATCCAAATGATTTTAGTCGTATAGACACACTTGGTACAAGAAAAGTTGTTATTAAAAACTGTATAGTAACCAATCCTCCAACAAATTATAATTTAGATTATCAAAATGGACAAGTGAGTCAACCAACTGGCGTATTTGATCTCACTGGTGGTTTAGTATATGAAAAAGATGGAGTTACGCCAGTTATGTTAGACGGTATACAAGCTACATTAAATACTTTAATACACTTGCCTGAACAAGACTTAACTCCCCCAATTATTTTAAATCCACTAGATGGATATGAGTATGGAGATTCTTTATACTCATTAAAAATAAACCATGATGTATTATTTAATTATGATCTAATTACACTTGGCTGTATGCCTGATGTTGCAATAGATAAAAATACAATTAATGCGACTGTTTCTGCTAACTTAGCTAGCATTCAACCAATACTAGAAACTCTATTAACTAAGCTTCCAGATATTAATGCAACCAATATTTGTTTAGACGCTGCAATAAATAAGTTTATATCTAATGTATCAGTAGAGAGTGTTGCTACTTTTTCTGCAGAAATTAGCTCATGTTTAGGAACATTAAAAGATTCTTCAGTGTTATCTCTAATAGATGCAATACTTGCTGCATATGATCCTTATAATAGTTCCTTTGCTTTAGTTCCAACATTACAGTTTGTGAATAATGAAATTCAAGCTAAAATCATATTAAAAGATAAAAATAATAATGAAATAGCAAAATCTTTACCAGCATCCGTCTCTTCTGAGATAGCTAAGAAAATAACTATGAATGCAACTTTTGGTACATTTAAAGATTTTACTTATAATCTTGAAACTGGAGAATTTATTTCACCAATTAGCAGTGATGTTTCTGGAAAAGGTACAGCCAAAGCAATTGTTAATGGTAAAACCATTTCAACTTTAACCATACCAACTGATCTTGGTTCAGCAATTACAGTTGAAGAAAAAATATTATCATATGAATTCATTGGCTCAGATATGCTTACAGATGATGGTAAACCAAGAAGAGATTATACTGATGTCAGCTCTGGATCTAACGGAGTAATTTCATAATGGCTACAAAAACTCCTTTAGACAAATCAGTGTTTGGTGATGACCAAGATATCACTAATATTGACATTACTAAACTTTACAATAATTATATAAAAGAAATAGATAAGTATAGAAGTCATTTCTCACCTATATCAAACCAGATATTAGTAAAAGGCAAAATAACCAAAGCAAATAGCTTAACTGCATTATCAAATGGACCTGTTCCACGTAATGAACAAGAGAGTAGATGTCATGCTTTTTATAGAATGATTGGCTTTCCAATTATCTTTAATAACTTAATTCATAATCCTGGCTACGACAAGTCTTTAAATTTAGATGAAAATTTAATTAAAAACTTAGAAAATATTGCTAACTCAATTGATATTGCAACCTATAATGCAATGAATGAAAGAGAGCTATATGTTAAAAATATGTTAAATGTATTTTCTAAACAAGATAATAATGCAATTGCTAGATCAGCTTGGATTGGTATAAATCCAACTATATTTTCAAATTTATCTGAAGGAGTATTTAATACTGTATCAAATACATACTCAAATGACACATCTACTGTGTATAATTTTAAAAAATTATATCCTGATTCGGCTGGCGCAGATCCAACTATTAATTTTTCTCAAGTTAAACATTGTATTAAGCCACTTATAGTAGATCCAAGAATAGAACTTACAGTTACACCTTGCGAAAACTCAATATGTGCTCCATTTTTGGAAGATAACACAGATGCAGCCATTAAACCTGGCAAATTTTTAAAACGTCCTTTAATTGAAAAAATAATTTCATTAAGATGCGGTGATTCAGCTAATAATGCCTCTACCACTGTAGATAATTCATCATTTGTTACTGAAATCATTGATTTTATTAGCTTTCAAACAGATGCAGATGATTCATTGAATGAAGTTGTATTAAATTTTAAAACTACACTTGGCAAAAGAAGCTTATTAGAACTTCAATCTTTTAATAAATTTATTAAAATACTAGATGCATTAGCTAATAAGTTATTTTTAAATAAAAAAGAAATAGAAAATATTTTTGAAAAAATAGATTGGGCACCTATTCCATCTAAAAATGGCATTGAATATGGCTGTACTTTAAGAAATATCTTATTAAATGGTACAAATAATAAACAAATAGAGCAAGACATAATTCAATTAAAAATTAATCAAGACTTAGATTCTATTTTAGTAAATATTAAAAGTTCTACAGAATCAAATAATACAGCCCCAGATATTGGGTCATATACGTTTAATGGAAATGCTACTATTTATAATGAATTTACAAATGTAAATAAAACCCAAGAGTCTCAATTACCTGTTTTATTAAAAAGTAAAGAAAATTTAGGTAAAAATGCTAATTCTTTATTGTTTGAAAATGATGTTATTACAGGAGAGTCTATAGGAATTGGTTTAATAGATATTATATCAATAATAGCCGCTTTTTGGATAATGGATCTAGATTATTTAATTTATATGTTAGATGACAGATGCTTTAACAGACTAAAAACTAATTCTTCACTTATATGCCCTGAAGTTTATGACAGAAACGCCCAAACTTCTCGTCCTGATAAATATAGTCCAAATGAAGTTTTAAAAAAATATGAAGAGTATTTAAGGCAAATCTTATTATTAGCCAATAAGTTCTATAAAGATAGAGAGAAGCTATTTTAAAGGCATAACATAAAATGTCTTTTGATTTTAAACTAGAAAACGGTTCAATTACTATTAAAAATGGGAAATTGGTTTTAGTAGAAAATACTAATAAGCTAATCCAAGATATTTTAAAAGTTTGCCTAACTGATGTAGGCTCAAACTCATTACAGCCCTGGTATGGGTCTTATTTATCACGCTCTGTTGTTGGAAATGTGTTAGATGTTAAAATGACAGAAACTATTGCTACAACTCAGCTAAAAAATGCTATTGAAAACTTAATGTTATTACAGCAAGAGCAACTTAATTACTCTAGACAAAATGTTACAGCAAGTGAGCATATTGCCGCTATTTTGGATGTGTCTATTAGAAGAAATAGTCAAGACCCAAGATTGTATATCGTATTAGTTTCAGTATTAACAAAGGCTTTCGAAATAAAAACTACATCATTTAATTTGGTAACATAAATAATGAAGGTTTTTTCGATATATAGTATAGGAATTCAATGGCTAATATTCGTTCGATAAACGAAATTATAAGTGCTCTTATAGATTATTTTAAGATAGCACAACCTGACTTAGATACTAAACCTGCAACGGTTGAAAGAGATGTATTTATTGATGCACCAGCATCTCAATTAAGTTTGGTATATGAAGAACTATCAAGAATAAGTAATATTCAATCAATTAGATCAGCCAATGGTGCTGACTTAGATAAAATAGGCGCTAATTATGGTATTACTAGAAAAAGTGGTGCCCAAGCTTCTGGTATTGCTATACTAACCTTTTCTTCTATTCCTGCTTCAGTAGCTATATCAGCTGGAAGTAATGTATTTTCAAATAACAATGTAAGTTTTTCTGTTGCTAGTTCTTTATCAGTTTTACCATCTCAAACAAATTATTATAAATCAATTGCCACTAAATATAGATCTGATCTAGACTTTGTTGGAATTTCTGATCAATATGCTGTAGAGGTTACAGTTCAATCAACTGTTTCTGGCAGTTCTGGAAATATTGCTAAATACGCATTAAATTCAACAACCATTGCTGGCGTTAGTAATGTAACTAATGTTAGTCAATTTTCAGGTGGTTCAGATCAAGAATCTGATGCATCTTATAGAAATAGAATCCTTTCAATATTTAGCGGATCTAATATTGGCACAGCTGTAGGTTATAAAAATGTTGCCTTATCAGACGCCAGTGTTTTAGATGCTGTTGTAATTCAACCTGGCGATGTATTAATGACCAGAGATGGCACTATTGTTGAGACTAATTCAACTGGTGCAAAAACAATAGTATCAGAAGGCACTGGTGGCAAAGTAGATGTTGTAATTTTAGGAACAAGAACTGCTGATAACATTGATACATTTATCTATCGTGATAAAAGCAATACTGGTGACGCTACAAATTCTAAAAATGATATAGTTTTAGGCCAGATAGATGGAGATCAAAATAAAACTATTACTCGTAAAAGAATTGATGAAATCAATAATGCACAATTGCCTGCACAACCTGTAGATTCAGTTTCACAAGTTTCTGGAACATCTAGCGGCTCTAATTTTATACCAAAATCAACAGATTCATTAGGAAGAGTTTCTGGAAATTATGAAATTATCCCTGATACAAGTTCATATAGCGGAAGTCCATTTGGTTTTGATAAATTCCATTGGATTTCAAATCAAATAAGCGACTTTGATGAGGATAAAGTTAAGGGGCAATTTAATGGTCAAGATCAATTAAACTTCTCTGATTTTATTGCTTCAAATAAATTAACTCAGAATATATTAATTACTAATGAAAATAGTACAATATATTCTAGTGATAGATCAATTATTATTTTAGCCCATACTCCAATCACAAATGTAACAAGAGTATTTAATGTTACTACTGGTGAAACATATACAGTTGTTTCACAAAATCCTGATGGCAGCGGTTCTATAAATGAGACCGGCAGAATTAAAGTATCAGGAAATAATTTACCAGCTTTAAGTGATACACTTCAAGTAGACTATGAGTGGATTTTCTCTTATGATCCTTATGTTGACTATGATGGTAAGCTTAATGATTATAATTTAAGAACTCCTGGCGATAACATTGATTGGGGAATGTCAAATTTAGTTAAAGGTGAGCTTGTAAAATTCACTAGAAACTTAAGCAATACTTATTTTAATGGCACGTCAACACATCCAGTTTCTGCAATAGTTTCATCAAATGTATTTTCAGAAATAGATGGTGTGGTTGAGTTAAATTTAACTGATTTTGCTGGTAGAAAAGTTGTAACAATAACAGATTTACCTGAAGAATTTACATCATTAGAATATGCTTATTTAAAAAATACATTTAAAGAATGTTATCATACAAATGATAATGACGGGATTTTTTCTAGCTCAAGAGTAGTAATAAATTCTTCTATTAGATATCAAGCAACAATAGTTCTTCCTTCTGATACAATTGCAAAAGAAGGTGATACTATTACTTTTATTTATAATACAACTGATATCTTTACAGTAAACAGTTCAACTGGAAACTTTTTATTAAATCAAATAACAATTCCAGTAGCAAATTATACAACTACATCCAATTCTTTTTATTGCTATGTAAATTATATAGCTAATGTTCAACAATTATTTTCAACATTAATAACTGGACTAAGCGCCTCTAGATTAGGTAATGGTTTTATTAATAATACAGCTAAAACTCAAGACTTCAATATAGAGTCAGTATTAAAATCAGAGAATGCAACTATACAAGCTTCAGGATTAAATTTTACAGTTACGCTAACCGCTAATTCTCAAACTACATATTTAGATGGCTATTCAATCTTTAAGGTTATTAGATTATCTGACAACTTAGATTTATGGAATAGCAATAATCTAGGCACAGTATCTACAGATATTAGTGGCTATTATTATTTAACTTTGTCTGGCCTAAATGCACCTGCGACCAACGAAAAAGTTTTAATATTATATTATGCAAATGATGTAGCACAATTCCAGCCATTTACATTTGCTAACAAAATATTTTTTAATTACAAAACTCAAGTTCAATATAACTCTATTGATGGCTATTATTTAGATTTGTTTTCATTTATAGATGAAGCAGCTGTTTCTTTTAATTTATTTAATAGCAATGATGATTCATTAGCTGGTTCTGCAACAGATGGCGTGATAACTGGATTAACAAATCAATCTTGTTATTTATATTCTGCTTCTTTAAACTTTAGTTCTATTGCTAATTTACTTGGTAAAAAAGTGAATATAGTATCTGGATCTAATGAAGGCATATATGATGTAATTGCTTATGATTTAGTTTCAAACAAAATTACATTAAATATATCTTTTGATAACATTAACTCATCTCAAATAGCTGCCATTAGAATATCTGATGGACAAGAAATTTGGAGTAGTAATGGTGTAATTGATTTAGAAAATGATAAATTATTATTACCAAATATCAATTTTACTACTAACATACCACTATCTGAAACCTTAGTTATCTTTTATACATCTAAACAATTAAAGGCTGGTTTAACTAATTTAAATACTACATTAACAGACCAAACAAATCAAAATGGCATCTTAACATTTGCTGGTACTACAATAACAAAAGGTATAGATATTGTATTTAATGCTACACAAAATAGCTTAAGACAAAGTTTAAGCGAAGCTATTAGAAATGTTTTAGGATTGTCTTCCATAACAGAAATACCATCAACAGTTAGTTTAGTTAGATTAGTAAAATTAGAAAAAGTGGAGGCTACTTCAGCTAATGAAGTTCTTTCTGTATATGCAACTTATGATGTTAAAAATTACTCTATAGCTAATGATACTTTTTATAAAACTGAAATAAATAAACTAGATAATGTCTCACCTGCATTATCTAATTTTGATGTAATTTTACCAAGTTCAACAAACAATGTTGCTAATACACCAAGTGTTGGAGATAAATTAAGAGCTACTTTCTATATTTGCAAATCAGGTGATACAGAAAGCTTATCTTTTACAAAGAATTCTACTTTATATACAAATAAAAAGTTTGCTTTAATAGACTCTATTTATGTTTCTAGTGGATTTAATAATACTTCATCTGCTAGATTCAATATAGTAAATGCAAATCAACCAAACACTGGTTCAAGATATAAAGCATATTATGATTATACAGCGCCAAAAACAAATGAAAGAATCATTATACGCTATACTTATAATAAATTAATTTCAGACGTAACATTTAATATTGAAGAAAATAAACCAATCAATGCAGACGTTCTAGTTAGAAGTGCAGTTCCTATAAAAGTTGATGCTACAGTTAATATTGTTGTAAATGCAGACCAATTAAGTTCTTCAAGCTTGATTGCTCAAAATGTAAAAGATGCATTAATCTCTGCAATTAATACTAATATTTTGGGAGATATCTTAGACTCTTCTACATTAATAGTAGTAGCTCAAGAAACTACTGGTGTTGATAGGGCTAGATTGTTATATTTTAATCAAGATATGAAATCAGGACAAGCACTATCATTAGAAGCTAATAAAAACGAATACTTTGTTGCAAACAATATAGTTGTTAACTTAGAAACAAGATAAATAAATGAAAGTATTAAAACCAACCGAAATAATAGTTGACACAAGTACAACTATGACTGCGGTATTTCCAATTAGTTTAAATACAAATATAACTAAAGACAATATTTCTATTACTCCAGTCTTTTCCAATATACCTACGCCAACAATTAAAGATGCAAAAGTTGATAATAATGAAATATTAATAACTTGCCAACCTTTAACTCCATTTGCTCAATATACATTAACCTTCTTTTCTACTTCCAGCGTATTATTTACATCTTTAGACAATATATACATTGTACCTAATGATAATGTAAATAATACTCTTAAATTTTATGGTCCAATAAATCCAGAAGATCCATTTAAGTCATCATTTGAAAATTTCTTTTCTTCAAATATTTATGACTATACAAGAAACACAACTATTGGTAAAAATATAGAGATACTCTCTACCTTTTTATCAAAAAGTGTCTATGATATTAGACAAAGTAAGAATGAAAATTATTTATCATTTGATATTTCAAATGAAAAAAAGACTCGTGGCGCTGGCCCATTTGATAGATTAAATGAAGAAGGCGCTTATGAAGTTTCAAAAGTTAGCAGAGTATTAGATAATACAAATTTTAGCGGATCATTAGCATATAATGAATTTCCTTCAACAGTTATTTCACTACAAGAGACAGAAAATCAAGAAGAAATAGCTTTATCATCTACTTATGATAAAAAAACATTAAATATTAATGATTTAATAATTACATTATCCAAAACTCCTGTAATTAAATTAAACTCTTTAGTTTTTACATATTACAGTAGTAATACATACACCTATCCAATTGAAACTGTTGGATATCAAATTAAAGATTATAAATATGATGGTTATGCTTTTGGTTTATTAACACTTGAAGATAATCAAATTAAACTAAGTGATAAAATTTTACAAGATAGCACTTTTTCTTTAGAGAATATTTTTAAAATAACTATAAATTATAGTTATAAAGATTTGGGTAAAACTATAGATACTAGCACAGTAAGTATTTATTCTATTTTTACAAAGAATAGAGAAGTTCTACCATCTGTTTCAAATGTTGTTAATTTAAAAAATTCTACAATAGTGAAATCTGATAATAGTGTTCCTACTTTAGCAGGTATAACATTTATAGATCCAAATACACTTGAATCTTTAAATACAAAGCACCCAGCTTTTAAATATGAATTAGTATATAGGCTAGAGTATCTTCCAGCTAAAGCTGGAGAATATTCGGTAGATTATTCTGTTGGTACAATATATGTGTTTGGAGAAGATTCTAAGAACACTGGCACTGGAATGTATCCTCCATTAGCTTCTTATAAATATAGAACTACATATACAGAGGGTTTAGATTATGTTATTGATACTGATACATATGATGTAGTTTCCCTTCCAAATGGTAGTTTAATTGATCAAGAAGCAACAATATCATTTACTTATGAATATGGCTTATACAATGGTATTGATTTTAAAGCTAATTTACATAAAGAAGCTTTACAAGAGCGTGTTAAAAATAAATTAATAAATTTGGGTACACTGCAAACAGATTACTCACCTATCACAGATGTATTTGAAGTTTTCAATGAAACAAGTGGAGAAAAATATCCAGTTGTAAGATGGGATAATTCCAAAATTTATTTTGACTATAATAATGCTCCTACCACTGAATCAATTACAGATGAAACGGCTAAGTTTCTAACAATATCAAATGAAAAATTAATTGTATCAGAAGTTTTAACTTCTCCATATGTTGGAAAAGTTATCTTTAAAACACAATTACTCAATACAAATGTTATAGCTGCATCACAAGACTCTATTGGGTATAATCAAAACACCTCTGTTAGCTTATCTAGTAGCGATGTTTTTATAAATGAAAAATATTTTGATTTTACAGATGATTTAACAAATAACTTATTATCATTAACTACATTAGGAGATTATTTAGTAGACTATGTTAATGGCACTTTGTATGTTTTAGTATATGATACACAAAGTTTAGATATTGGAACTATACAATATAAAACAAATAAAATTGAGACTGTCAATGATCATATATTAAGCGTTGAAGATATTTTTAATATAATCAATCCTTTAGATGCTCCACAAAAAACATATGCTTATACATCATTTGATGATACAACTATTTTATTTGATGAAGTTGTACAGGCAAATGAAAATTATTTATTAACTGACCCAACAAGATATTATTTCAATGATTCAAACTCTGTTGGCACATATAATGTTGCTACATTTGAGCCTGGTGTTTCAAACAATATAAAGGCTATTAGAGGAATTTGGGAGTTCAGTGATTTAAAAAATAATAAATATCCCTTAAACTTTGCACCATTTGCTTCTTTTACAGATAATTTAATTACTCTTGGATCATATACAAAACAAGAATTTCATGTAATAAGCCAAGATTTATTAAGTCAATATTATGTTGATTTAAATATCAACTTAGATTATATTTCATCTAATATAAATTATAATATTCAAGTAATTAGATTATCAGATAGTCAAGATCTTTGGAATGGCACCGGAACCATTACTGTTGGAGCGCCAGTTAGATTAATTCTACCAAACACTTTTTCACCAGCTTCTGGAGAAACTGTAATAGTAATCTTGACTTGGTCAATTAATAGCGCCTCAAGACTAATTGTTGATTATGATAGAGGTGATCTTAAAATAGATTATACCTATCTCAAAGATGAAATTGTCATTAGTTATGAGTATGGAGATAATTATTTAGACTTTAGAGAAAGCGATACTTTATCAGAAGGCGATACTTATTATGTATCATATAAAGCTGGTGGATTAAGAAACGCTTTATTAAAAAACTTTGGCAGCTTAACAACTATATCTTTATTAAATAACATTGACACTTCTTTCCCAAGAGAAATATACAGAGATGCATTATCTGCAGCATTCTCATCTGCTGCTTTAGGCACAAGTAAATCTGCTATCTCAAATATAGTAGAAAAAATAGTACACACTCCACCAGAAATTTTAGAAGCTGCTTTATTTTCTTGGATATTAAATCAAAACTATTTATTTTTAAGCAAACCAGCTACAACAGGTACATTTGAATTACAACCTGGAAAATTTGGCAATGGAGTTTTAATTAACTCAGACTCTCAATCAATTACTATTCCAATTTCTTCTAATTTTAGATTAGAAGAGGGCTCATTTGAAACATGGGTTGTTCCACAATGGGACGGTATTGATAATGATGCCACATTAGAAATTAAAATTTTAGTTAATAATCAAAACATCTTAGAGAGAGATGTTTATTTTGGTAGTTTAGAAAAGCATTACAGTAGAACTGTAGATAAAAATAACAATAGTTATTTCACAGTGTCAAAAAGTGATGGTAAAGGAATTCCTAATAAAAACAAAAATGGTGTATTCGTTTATTATGATTTAGATGCGTCACAAGAATTTTATAGATGGTTTATTTCTGTAAATGATGACGGATATTCAAGTTATGGTGTAATTAATACTTACAATATAGAAGTTAAAACAGATGGTGAGTTTTATGATACCAAACTTACTAGCTCACTTGATGGATATTCATTAACTACTGGCTTATCTAAAATCAAATATAAGTTTACTAATACAAATATTGATGAATCTATCTTAACATTTGTTGCAGATAAAAATCATTATGTAATAGATTTTGGCGAAGATAAAACAAAAAATAGATTCTCTCTATTTAAAGATCCAAGTGGATATTTAAACTTAAAAGTGTTTGATAAAAACAAAATGTTTGCACAAGTTAGTTCTAATGTTTCCACCTGGAAGAAAGGTGAGAAGCATTTTATAGCTGCATCATGGAATTTAAATTCTCCAAATAAAAGAGATGAGATACATTTATTTGTTGATGGGCAAGAAGTATTTAATAATTTGAATTATGGTTTAAAAATAAATCCATATTTACATCAAAAATATAAAACTATTGGGCAAGAAGAGTTTGTTGGAGTAATTCCTAAAAATATAGTTGGAGGAATTGATCTTACAACTTCTTCAGGATCAAATATAGTATCATCTTTGACAAATTTTGGTGCTGCTGGTATAACAGCTGGCGATATTATTATCATTGATGAACCAGGATTCAATGCTCTTGGTTATACAATTATAACTGTATTTGGACAATCATTAACATTGTCAAGTTCAATGCCTGCCACATTAACTGATGGCAATTTTACAATTAATTCCACTTCTATTACAACTGAAACTCCTGTTGATGTTTATTCAAATTTTGCCGTAGCATTATTACACTCTTCATTAACTGGAACACTTAATACAAGTGCAACATCAAATATAGTAACTTCTGGCGTAAACTTTATTTTAAATAATGTTGCTCCAGGCTATTTTATAAGAATAGATGATCCAACATTAGAAAAATATTATACAATATTAAGCGTTTCAATAAATTCATTAGTATTAAATAATACAATACCAATTAATTTAACTGGTGTCACTTTCTATATTTATCCACCTACAGAAGAAGAAATTTCTGGACAAAGGGCTTTATATCCATCTTATTCTGTATCAAATGATATTGATAATAATAGTGTTATTACAATAGTTAATAACGCAGATGCTAATGATATCGTTTTGGTTAAAACTCTTGGTTTAAATAATCAACAAATTAAAAAGAAGTCTTATGTATGGGGCAATATCTCAAACATTATTGAGACTACATTAGCTCCACCAATTAATATTAATACTGTAAATATTAAAAAGAATGTATTAGAGCTAACAAATATTGGTCCTTCAAACTCTACATTATCATTAGGTGTATTTACATCAAATAACCTAACTACATATCAACCAACTGAATCTGTATATGGAAGATATTTATCTTTCACAATTGCTGGTACAAATATTGATTTTTCTACATCTGTGCAAGTTAACATTGTTGGTGATGTTAGCGAAACTCTAACATTCACTGAAATGGGTACTTTAACTACTGCTAGTAAGTTTAAAACAATCTCTTATGTTCAAGTTGTGTGCAAACCAATTAACTCTGCAAGAAATTGTTTAACTGTATTTGGAGCTGAGACAAATAACATCAATGTTCAAGATGATGTTTCAGCAGAAAAACCCGTAATAAGATATACATATCAAGTATTATTTGGAACTAATTTATCTTCATCTGGAAATATTGTCTCAGATACTGACAAGTTCTTCTCTGAGGCTTTAGTTGGTAGTTATCTAAGAATAACTAGCCCATTATCAAGTGTTGGCTATTATCAAATACTAGCTGTTTCAAATGATCATTTATCAATGACAATTGACTCTGTATTACCATCATTCACTGGTGGAACTTATGAAGTATTAATGTTTACTCCTGAGACATCAGGATTCCAAAATGGTTTTATTGCTTTAGAAAAAACAAGTCAACCAGGACAAAAATTCTTATTAACAGAAGGAACTTATCAAGTTGATTATTTAACTTATCTAAGTTTACAATTTGATCCAATAGGTCAAAATAGAGTTTATATAGGCACAGATTTTAATCAAGAGAATAATTTTAATGGTATTTTAAATCAGTTTAAAACCTTTGCTCAAAAATTGAGAGATGTAAGAACTGGAGAGACTTTAAATGCTCCTAAGTTAACAATAACTAAAGATTATAATTCTTTAAAACCATTAAAGAATACAAACATTACTTTGACATCTCTAACATTTAATGAATACCCATTCATAAATGAAGCAGATTTTTGGATTATTAGAGATAATAAACGCTATATTCAATCATCTTATAGTGTTAATGCTAATTTCGATAAAGCTATTTGTATTAAAAATAATCCATTAGTTATTGACAACGAAGGTATTTTTAATACAAATGAGGGAACAATAGAATTTTGGGTATCACCAATTTATGGTACATTAAATGATCCAAATAAAAGATACTTATTCGATGCAACTAATTTATTATCAGAAACTTATACTTCTGATAGTGTAACTAAAATAGTTATCAAGACTGCTGCATCAAGCCTGGAATCCATTTATTTAACTTATGATGATAGTTTTGATTATTCTGTTGGCGCAACATTAAGTTCAGATGGTAAAACAATAACCTTAAAAAGAAGATTGCCAAATCAAAACTCACCTGTTATTGTAAACTATATTCCAACTGGATCAAATGGAGATCGTTTATCTATATTTAAAGATGAATTTGGATATTTAAATTTCTACGTTAGAGCCACTGATGTTGAAAATAAAATAAGAACATTAATTCCATGGGAACAAAACTCATGGCACAGAATTAAAGCTCAATATAAATTCAATACTAGTAATTCAAGAGACTATATGCGTTTATTTGTAGATGGTTATGAACGTGTAAATGTTTATGGATCTTATCCATTTGGTTCTGGAATAACTTATGGATCTTCATTTATTGGATTAAAGAACTTATCGTATAAATCTTTAAAGTTTAAAGACAAAATAAATGAACTTTATTTTGGTAGCGATTTTAGTGAAGCTAATAAAGCATACGCTATTTTTGACAATATTAAAATAAGTAATGTATCAAGACCTATATATTCACCGTTTGGTGAGGCAATAGACCCAAATTACTCTTCAACTATTGCTAGTAATTTTCCTGTAACAGAAGATTTATACACTACTTATTTAATGGATTTTGACAAAACATTAGAAAAGAAGCATATTTATGATTTTGCTACTATAAAAAATAAGAAAAATGGCTTATTTGATTTTTACTTAAATATATTTGATTCTTTTGGTATATTAGCTAGCAATGATAAAGCTAAAATGCTTCTTGAAACTATAATTAGTTCTTTTAAACCCGCTGATTCAAGAGCTTTTATAACCTATTATTAACAGTTTAATATAATCATTAAAATCATATTAACACATAAACTTAGACTAAAACATGGCTACTCCAAAATCAACAGTATCAAGTAAAAAGAATATATGGACAGACTCTGAGAGAGTAGATAATGATGATTTAACCCTTGAACAAAGTTATAATCAAAATTTATACTCATCTGCGATTAATAATCATATTGGCTCTGGAGTAATACTAGATCAACTTACACCAATAGTATATTATGAAAGTCCAGATGTAGCTCCTGATGGATATAATGCTGTTTCTTTATTAGATGGTATTGCTTTATATGCAACCAATCAACCTTCTGATACAAGTTTTGGCAATCAATTAGAAGTACATTTATCAGATTCTAAAGCTTCTGGAAGACGTACAGTTAAAGCCTGTGTTATTGGTTTAGATGTTAATAGTGATTTACAATATGAAGTTTTTACATTTCATAAAAATGAAAAACAAATAGGTGAAAAGCACTTTACAAAAATAGCTCTTATTCTTATAAATGATTTATCTGGTCCATCTAATAAATCATTAAATTTAGGTGGTAAACTAACTATTAGTGAAGCCAGCCCCTATTTATTATCAAGAAGTGCCAAAATGGCAGCTCAAGATGTAGAGCCAAATTTATTTTTTAGAGATTTTTATATTGGCACATCAGGAAATCCAACATTAAATACATTTTTAAGAACATCCCTTCCTTCATATAATGTTGATAATTTAAATATCTCTACTTCTTATACCCAATTAAGAAAAATATTACAAAATGATGTATCAACTAGAATTGGTCAAAAGTTTTTAGCATCAACAGACAATATTCAAAAAATAACTATGTTATTATCTGCTGTTGGAGATAACTATCCATTAGCTAATCCAACAGACTTTTATTGGTCTGGCGATATAGTAATCAGTATTTATCCATTACAATCAGTTGTTTCATGTCCAACTGATTTAGTCCCCAACTTAGCAATAGATTATGATCCTGCCAATGTGCCAGTTGCAGAGTTAAGCTTTAATTATAATACTTTGTTAGATCAAGGTATTAAGTTAACAGATGTTCCACAACCAGTTGATTTTGTGTTTTCAAATACAGCAGTTGGTTCTTCAAGTTTATTAACTGGAAATTATTATATATTTACAATTAAAAGAAGTGGATTTGCAAGTCAAGGCATAATTCAAATTCCCGTTGCAACAGATCAATTAAGCAATTCTAGAGTTTCTATATTTAATGGAAGCGTTTGGACCGATATGTCTGAGGAAGATATGTGGTTCCAAGTATGGACAGATGCTGCAAAAGTTTCATCTGGTCAAGCTTATGAAAATGGTGCTGGAATTGTTATTGATAAAGTTATACAAGATACTACTACTGAAATAACTACTGATTATGTATTAAAAGATTTATCATTTAGTGATAATGATGTTTATACAGCTTTAGTTCAAGCTACAACAGAAAACCTTGATCAAGTTCAAGATGAAAGAACTGGCAATCCAATATATTCTCGTCAAAAATATGTTCCATCTATAATTTTACAATCACCAACAGATATTACTAATTCAGATGTTTCTAATCCATTTTATATTGGCACTATAGCTGATAAGAATAATAAAAAAATAGATTCTACATCATCAACCTTTACATCTTATCTTAATTTGTTTGGTATGTATAAAAATGCTTTACTTATCAAGATAATTGATGATCCCGCTGATCCAAGATATAATCTAAATATTTTAGAGCTAGTAAATAAATTCGTAGATGGTTCGTTAAATAGAGCTAAATTTATTTTAAATACATCTTTACCAAATAACTTTTATAGAGTTGCATCAGCTGAATTATGCACAATGATTTATGGTGATGTTAATGGTGATGGCAAAATAGATGAAGAGGATTTATTAGCTGCGCAAAATCTTCTTAATTATAATTTAAATATTGCCCCATCAGCTAGCACTTATGATGGTTACACAAATCCATTTGAAACACAAGGATCTTTAACATTTCAAATTAAAGATCCAACAACAATGTTTGTGGAAGCTTCAGGGATAGATGGTATTTTAATTCCTGATCCTACATATCCAGATAGAGCAATATTTACATCTGCATCAAGTAATTTTTCTTTAATATCATCAATTGGTGATAAAATCATTTCAATTACTAGTACTACAACTGAAAACAATGGGACTTTTTATATTACTGGATTAAATTCAAGTACATCTATTTCTATTAAGAAAACACTATTAACAGAAGAAAATATATTAAAAGTATTTGCTGCTGATATTACTGGTGATTTATCTATTAGTACTACAGATATAAATTATATTTCTGATTACGTTTATAAAGTAGCTCCATTTCCAAAAACTACTTCACCAGGTAATAGAATTGGCACAAGCTTCAATGTAATTAAAATTTATCTAGAAGAGTTTATAGACAGAAATGATGATTACTATACTACATCTAGAGCTGATACATTACATCCGGTTCCAATTCTATTCAATGATGATACAACTATTGCTGATAGAGATTTCTTATCATCTCCAATTACATTCTCTTATACAAAGAGAATTACTTGGGAAGAATATGATATCGTCAGTAATTCAAACCCAAGACTAGTTCCTGTTATCTTTACAGAAGAAAATATAGACACTAAATTTAAATGCACCCCTCCAGCAGGAAGTTGTGAATCATATCCAATAAATATTGATTTCGATAGTGGTAGAAATGATATGTTTGTTCCAAACAATCTTATCATGAATGCTGGTGGAAATATATTAACGTTAGATGGATATTATCATAAGATAGACTTTGAAGTTGGAACTATTATATTAGAGATTCCAGCCGAAAGCTTTAGTACAGAAAAAACTATTAATTTCTTTACTGGATTTGTGGCTGACTATGATGGTAATGGTAAAACAAGTTTAGGCTTCAATGCTATGAAATTTAGCGATTGCTCTTTTGTACAGTTAGATGCTTTAGCTAAAGAACAAGTAAGATTTGGAGTTTCATTACAAGCTTTTGCACCTCAATTAGATGGTACTGATTCATTAGATCCAGATATATCTGGAGTAATTATAGATGATAAAGTTGGGGTTTATATTAATAGTGAGACTGGGCAGCTTACTTTAAACTTCACTAATTTATACGTAGATCCTGTATTAAGAACTCTTATAACCAAGCTCCAAGTTCAAGTGTTCTTAAAAAAATCTGGCTTTAATAATAGAACTCAAGAGATCTCCAGCGAAAAAGTAAAGAATATTTTTGGTCTAGCCTAAGATATATATTAGGCATGAAAATCTTGTGGAAGGGTTTTGCTGCCAACAATCATAGCTGGAGCTTCGTTGCTCAAAATATTTGCAGGGGTTTAATTAAATTAAACCACAATGTTGATATTTTTTCAACAAATGGCAATAAACATTTCCCAGAAGATTTATTAAATAATTTAAAAGGTGTAACTGAATTAAACGCTAATTCATCAATGCTAGCTAATAAAGTATTAGATAGTAAATATGATGCTCAATTTACTTATACAGCTATGATTAATTTTCAAGAACATCTTAGCAGAGGCGATAAAAATAGAATTGGACTTTGGACATATGAATTTTCAGGTAAAAATGTTTTACCATTTGGATTTGCTAAACATTATAAATATACAGATATTATGACACCACCATCTGAGTATTCTAAACAAATATTTATAGACTCAGGTGTTCCCGAGTCACATATGAAAGTAATTCCACATGGTGTAGATCTTGAAAAGTTAGAAAATATTAAAGGTTATCAGTTTAAAACAAAAAAATCTGTCAAGATATTATCTATAATTGGACAGCCTCATTTAAGAAAAAATTTGCCAGGATTATTAGAAGTATATGGAAAAGCTTTTAATAAAACAGATGATGTTTGTTTAATACTAAAAATAGTTGATAAAAAACCTGAACACTTATTTGAGGTTAGTTTTTCAAAAATATTTAATGACTTTAAAGCCAAATATAAAAACCATGCAGATGTAGAGATTATCTCTAATTTTATTAATCATCCAGAATCTCTTTATAAAAATTGTGATATTAGTTTTTCAATGACTCATTGTGAAGCTTTTGGAATGACTCTTTTAGAAGGATTGGCCGCTAATAATATTGTAATTGCTCCTAATCATGGAGGTCAATTGCAATTTCTAAGTGAGTTTAATTCTTTATTAGTGTCAGGTAAAGAAGAAACAGCCCCATCTCTTGCAAGATATTGGGATGGAAACTATTCTTCAAATTGGTTTAAGCCAGATATCAATGATGCTGTAGATAAATTAAAATATGCGGTTGAAAATGTTGCTGCGTTAAAACAAAGATTTTATAATTTATATAATATTAAAAAATATGATTGGTTAGAGATTTCAAAAACATTTGAAGGATTACTTAAATGAGTTTAACGATAGTTATTCCGTGCTATAATAAATCTAATTTTACCAGATCTATTTTAGAAGATTTATCTTATTTAGATGTTAAAACTCATGAAATTATTGTTGTGAACAATGCATCTACTGACAACACTCTTGAATTAATTTCTGTGTTTAATAGAGAGAATATTAAAATTATAAACTCACCAATAAATGGTGGTTTTGCTTATGCATGTAATCTTGGCTATGCTGCTGCTACTAAAGAAAACATTATGTTTCTAAATAATGATGTGAGAGTAAAGCAAATGCATAATATGTGGACCACAGAAATTATAGCTAATGCTAGCAAGGCCATAGTTGGCCCAACTATGGGTTTAATAGATGACTCATTTGCTTTTATTAAAGAAGAAAATGCTTTGATAAACAAAAGATTGTCATATATGTCTGGATGGTGTATTACTGCAAGTAAAGAAATTTGGCAAAAAGTGGAGTTTGTTCCTGGTAAATTATTTTGGACAGATACTTTTGCATATTTTGAAGATACATATTTATCTTTTGTTGCCAAAGAAAAACAAATTCCATTTAAAGTAGTTAAAATACCGCTTATTCATTTTGGTAAACAAACTTCAAGCTTAATTGGTATACAGGATTTATATTTATCTGCTAAAGAAAAGTTTACTAATGTTTGGAAAGATAGAGCTAAAAAAATTCCTAAAATGGTGGTTGCATGATGGAAAGAATTAAAAATATAAGCTTTTATATATTAAGCGGAATTATAATAGTATTGTTAATAATTAATTTTAGACAACAATCTAAATTATTAAATTCCCAAAAAGATCTAGAGAATAAACAAATAACTCAAAAGCAATTAGATGATTCTATTATTAGATCATCATCTAAATATGTTTCTAAAGATGATTTAGATAAATTTGCTAAAGATAATAATATAAGCTTAGATACTATTAAAAAAGATCTTGGCTCATTAGATGCAAAATTAAAATCAATTAATGTTGCTGAAGTAAAAACCATTCCTATTTATATTAATAATCAACCAACCACTCATACTGATCCAAACCCAACTCCACCAGTTAAAGCTGACTGCCCAGAATGTCCACCAGATATTAATGGATATACTAAATCAAAACAATATTTTGCTTTAAATGAAAAATTTCAAAATCAAAGTGTTCCATGGGGAGAGGTTGGATTCTCAGCTTGGAGTAAAACTCCTTGGGAATTAAAAACATATGAGCGTAAATATAAAAGTGTAACTGTAACTGGTGAAAATGAAGAAGGTCAGCAAGTTACTTATACTAAATTCTCAATAGTGTCTGATGGTAAAGAATATCCAATTACAGTTGATAAATCAGAAACTCAACAAATAGTAGTTGACCCAAAGATTTATTGGTGGAATCCTAAATTATATCTAGGTGCTGACTTTGGACAAACATTTACTTATAACTCCCCATATTTAGGACCATCTATAAATTTTGGGTTTATAACTTATGGTAAATCTAAAACCAATATTACAGCTTCTTTTTTGCAAGTTGGTATAGGTTATAATCCACTACTTGGTGAGCCACAAATTACATTATCACCATTCCAATATAATTTGGGAAAACACATTCCATTAATGAGTAATTTTTATATGGGACCTATAGTTACAAAATCATTGACAGGATATTCAGTTGGTATTGGTGTTAGAGTGTCTCTATAAGTTGTTTTAAGTATATTATAAAAACAACTTGACTCAGCAATAAAAACAACTAAATTGTATACACCCCATATTGTCGGGTTATATAATAAGCGATGTTACACATTATTACTTTAAATTGGCAAGGTAAAGAAAAATTAGAGAGGCTCTATCCATCTTTACTTAATAACATTAAAAATCTAAATATTCCTGTACGTTGGCATATCAAGGATAACGCCTCTACTGATGGTTCAATTGAATTGATTGAATCTTGGAAAGATGATAATGTGGTCTTACACAAATATCCTCATAATAATGATAATTATTCTAAGGGCATGAATTTCTTAATAAAAGAAAGCGGCGCTAAAGACAATGATTATGTGATGACATTAAATAATGATATCACATTTAATGACTCAACTAGTATTGCAAAAATGATTCAACTGCAACAAAAAACGGGCGCGGGTGCAGTTGGAGCCAAGTTAAATTATACTAATACTACCAAGATACAACATGCAGGAGTTTTGTTTAGTGATATTAGATTACCATTTCACTATAGACTAAATGAACAAGAATCTAAACAAGATAGAAGAAATAGATATTTTCCAGTAGTTACTGGAGCAATTACTTTATTTCCTGGTAGCGTTATAATGAATGTGTATGATAAAAATACATCAGGAATTAAAGGGTTCAATGAAAATTATCATTGGGCCTTTGATGATGTTGATTGTTGCATGAGAATAACATTTAATTTAAAAAATCCCGTAGTATATTGTGGTGAAACATCAATCTCTCATGATGAGAGTGCCTCTCTTAAAAAGAACCCAGTTAATAAATTATTTTTCCAAAAAAATGCAGATCTCTTTAAGAGAGATTGGACTAAGGTAATTAATCCTGGTTTAGTAAAAGAGTATCAAAAGAATCCAAATTTTAATGTGGTAGAATGAATAGAGTAAAAATTTTAATAACTGGCTCTGGTGGTTTTATATATTCTAACTTTGTTAGATATTTAACTTATGAACACAAAAATAAATATGAAGTGATAGGTTTAGATAAATGTATTAAGTCATCAGTATTAAATAATATTTATTACAATAAATCTAACCAATTTTATATAGCTGATATTTGTGATCAACATGTATTAGATAGAATATTTGAGCTTACTAGACCTGAAATAGTTATTCATGCAGCAGCTCATACGTTTGTTGATGATTCATTACAAAATCCAAGTCAGCATATGTTAACTAATGTTGTTGGCACTCAAAATGTAATTAATAGCTCTTTGAAATTTGGTATTAAGAAATTTATTTATATATCTACAGATGAAGTCTATGGTGCTTTAAATGAAACTGATCCTTCTTGGACAGAAGAAAGTTCTCTAAATCCAAAGAATCCTTATTCTGCTTCTAAAGCTTCAGCTGAACTAGCCGTAAAAGCCGCTCATAATTCTTTTGGATTAGACTATATTATTACTCGTTGTTGTAATAATTATGGACCAAGACAAGATAAAGAAAAACTTATACCTAAAGTAGTTGACGCAATTTTAAATGATAAAAAGATCCCAGTATATGGTTTAGGTAATCAAATAAGAGACTGGCTTTATGTTAATGATAATTGTTCCGCTCTGGAATGTATTATAGATAAAGGTGAATTAAATTCAGTTTATAATATCTCTGCTAATCAAGAATTTACAAATATGGATGTGATTAGTAGTATCTGCTCAACTATGAGTCAAGGGTTCAATCTAATATCCTATGTAGAAGATAGGCCAGGCCATGATTTTAGATATAGCGTTGATTCTACTAAGTTAAAAGATCTTGGATGGGAGCCATCAGTAAAATTTAAAGATGGAATTAAGAAAACTGTAAACTGGTATTTAGCAAATAAATGGTGGTTTAAATAATTGATGGTTATATATTAAATACGGAGAAAATATGTCTGTAACTGTAAAAGAAGAACAAGGGCAAGAAGTTCTAAAAGATGATGTTTCTATGGAAGATGAAACATTAACTAAACTAAAAGAAAAACTAAATCAAAAAAGCAAAGATGCTCAAATGGCAGCCAAAATAGTTTCAAAAAAAGAAAGGTCATTGTCAATTGGTGTAGTTGGATCTGGACAAGCTGGTAGTAAAATAGCTGAATCATTCTATAAATTAGGATATGATGCAATTGTATTAAATACAGCTCATCAAGATTTAAAACATATTGATTTGCCAGATAGTAATAAACTATTGCTAGACTATGGAATTGCTGGAGCAGCTAAAGATCTATCATTAGGTAAATCAGCCGCTGAAACATTTACAAATGAAATACTAGGTTTAGTAAATGATAAGCTTGGCGATTGTCAAGTTCATTTACTAACCTTTGCTTTAGGTGGCGGTTCAGGCGCAGGTTCAAGCGAAGTATTAATTGAATTACTTTCTCAAACAGGCAAACCACTAATAGCCATTGTAGCCCTTCCAATGGATAGCGAAGACGCTCAAACAAAACATAATGCTTTAGAAACTCTTTCTAAACTAACTAAATTCTTACAAACAAAGAAACTACATAATCTAATTGTAGTAGATAATGCTAAGCTTGAAGTTATTCTACAAGATGTTTCACAATTAAACTTCTATAGCTCAGCTAACCAAAAGATTGCTGATATCTTTGATGCATTTAATACATTGTCAAGTCAACCATCATCAGTTAAAGCGCTAGATACTGCTGAGTTTTCAAAACTATTAATTGATGGAGAGGGTTTATCTGTTTATGGTGATTTTGAAGTTGAAAATTATAATGAGCCTGAAGCTTTAGCTTCCGCTATTATAGAAAACTTAGATAATACCACTCTAGCTAATGGTTTTGATCTAAAACAAACTAGATATGCTGGCGTAATGGTGGCAGCTAGCGAAAAAACTTTAAACAAGCTCCCGTCAGTTGCAGTTAACTATGCGATGAGTATGGTACAAGAGCGCTGCTCAACGCCCAAAGGTATTTATAAAGGCATATACACTGTGCCATCCAACAGAGATGTTGTTAAAGTATATTTTATGTTCTCAGGTCTTGGACTCCCCACAGAGAGAATAGATCAACTTAAACAAGAAGCCAAAGAACGTATGAATCAAATTAAAGACAAGGATGTACAACGCAATTTATCTTTACATCTTGATACGGGAGTTGAATCAACAATATCAGAAGCTCAAAAAATCAAACAAAAAATTGAAGCTTCCAAATCTCCATTTGCTAAATTGCTTAAAGGTAATTTAGATAGAAGAAAATAAAAAAATAACAATTTATTTAAAGGAGATATGAAAGTATCTCCTTTTTTATTTAGGGATATAATGTCTAAACAATTACAAGATTTATTAGAAACAAAAGAAAAATTACTCTTTAAATCAAAAAGGAAACTTTCTTATTTAAAAGAACAATTAAAAGAAGCTGAATATTATATTAATAATATTAAAGATATTAAAAAATCAATATCTGAAATAACAGATCCCGTATATCAAGCCAAAATAAAAAAAGATTTAAAAGAAATAGATAAAAAATATAATTCTGAAGTAAAAAAATATACAGAAATTTTTAATTATTTTGGTTGTGATTCTGAATTTTTACCAGCATTTTTATATTATTTATCTAGAAAATCAGTTAATTATTCTGTAGAAGCTACAAAATTAGATATTACAAAAGATAAATATACTACTGATATTATTATGTATGATAATTATGGTTATTTAATAATAAATTTATTTAGTGATAAACATTCAAAAGTATTTATACAATATACTGTGCCTATTTTAAGTTCAACTAGGGCTGGTAAAAATACAGAAATTTCTGATTTTAGAAAAAAGTTAAGAGATTTAAAGTTTACAGAAAAACAAATTCAAAATTTTGAAAAAAGAATAGTAAAATCAATAGATTTTAGCAATTTGCCCAAAAAAGTTAAATATCCAGAGTATATGAAAAAATACTTTTTACTATTATGATTAAGGAAAAAAAATGAAATACACTCAATATGAAAAAGATATGGCCAGTGATTTTGAAGATGAGCGTAAAGAAATTGAAGGAACAATTAAAGATATTCAAAAAGAAATAAAATCTTTAACACTTGAATTAAATGAGTATCAAAATGATTTAGCCAAAATTAAAACAACGCTTTCCACTAAAGAAATTCTTAAAATGAATAGAGATAAAATTAAGAATTTTCTTGAAGAAAATGACGTTAAAGCGACTGATGAAAATATAGAAAAATTATTAAATGATTATCTAATAATAGAAGGTTTTGATAAAAATGAATGGAACTTTAAAAGTTCTCTTGTATATGTTTATAAACAACCCACAGAACTTCATATTGATTTTACAATTGCTGCCATAAAAGGCAAAGATTTATTTTATGAATCTCATGATGATTTTATATATGAAATCAAAGGAACAACTATTTGCGCCAAAACTGATGGTGGTAGGCTTGTTTCAATATTAGATTTCTCTAAAGATTTAGAAAATAAAGGATTTTCTGAAAAAGAAATAAAAAAATTTGAAGGAAGGGTATTTAAGAAAATTATTAAAGAGTTTAGGATAACCAAATCTACTAAAATACCTCAACGTTATAAAAAGTACTTTTTACTATTAGGATAATATGAAAATTATTCAATTTACAGATGAATTTAAAAAATGGCTCAAAGAAAATAATGTTAGTTTAAAACATGCAGAAAGTCGTTTATTGACAGATATTAAAGATTATTGTTTGTTACCAATAATAAATGGGAAAAATAAAATTCCTAAGAAATATGGTATTGGGACAATATATGTTAGATTATATTTTGATAATATAAAATATAATAATGCAAATATAAATGTACAATATGATTTACAAATAGGAACACGAAAATCATATTATGGGAAAGCTTATTTAATTAATTTTAAACCACAATTAATTAAAATATTTGGGAAAGAAAATGCTGAAATTGTAGAGAAAGAAATATCCGCACAATTTATTAAAACTTTTTATAAATCTAAAAATGGTGCTGTAGCTTGGACAAAAATTCCTAAGTCTCTAAAATATTTTAGAAAGTTATTAATGGTTAGCTAATGGAAAATAATAAACTAATAGAATTTCAGCCTTCTAAGAAATTTCAAAAGTTTCTTATTAAAAATAATCTAGATTTTTCAAAATTTTCAAATGATATGGTTTTAGCATTATTTAAATCTAGTAATAATAAAGATCATTTTGCTTCATTTAATTTAAGAGATCATAATGATATTTTAAAAGGCAAAATTCAACATTGTAATTCTATAGATATTATTAAATCTTCTTATCATAGATTATATATTAATGTTTGCTACATTAATAATGTTAATTTTGTTTATTCTATTACAATAGATGAAGTATATGAAAATTATTCATTCTGGGAAATGCCTGAATGCTATGAAGAAGTTCAATCCATTTATCATCCTAAATTTAATAATGATAAAATGAATATCATATTACATGATATTAGATTTGAATTGGGTTTAGTGTTTAGTCCCAAATTAATTGAAGAAATCCTAGTGAGAATTGTTGCTTATATGTCAAATGTTGAAGAGGCCAATTTTCTTGAAATGCCAGATTATTATAAAAAACTAATGATGCTTAATAGCTAAAACAACACAATATAAAGATATATCTCTCAAAAGAGAGAAGTATGTCTTTAATAAAAATACATGGAAATAACGCGCAACTTTTTGAAGAAGATCATAAGCTAATAAAAGAAATAGATGGCTTATTATCATTTGCTGTTGCTGGAGCAGAATATACTAAAGCCTACCAAGGTTGGTATAATTATAAAACAAAACAATTTGAAAAGTGGGATGGTATTCATAGAATACTAACTTCTAAAGGAATGTTTCCAACTGGCTTAGTTGATAAACTTAAAGAGTTTTATAAAAACAAAGGTCTTGATCTAGAAATAGAAGACTTAAGAGATAAACCAGAAAAGAATGATCCACTAGATATTTCTGAAAAGTTAAAAGAACTAAATTTAACTCCAAGAGATTATCAAATAAGTTCTTTGCAAGCTACACAAACAAATGATAGAGGTATATTACGTTTATGTACTGGGGCGGGCAAATCTTTGCTTGCTGCACTTATAACAGCTGATAAAAATACCAAAACTATTATTTATGTAATTGGAAAAGATTTATTATATCAGTTTTATAATTTGTTTGTAGATATCTTTGGAAAAGAATCTGTAGGTATTATTGGTGATGGCAAGTGTGATATTAAGAAATTTAATATTGCGTCTGTTTGGTCATTTGGACCTGCCATTGGTTTAACTAAAAATATCTTAATAGACTCTGAAGATGAGGATGAAGAAAAGGCTTTGTCTAAAACAAAGTATAAAGATCTATTACGCTTAATAAAAGATACAGAGCTTCATATTTTAGATGAATGTCATATGGCTTCGTGTGATACAATTCAATCTATATACAAAAATTGCAATGCTCAATGGATTTATGGATTATCAGGAACTCCTTGGAGAGATGATAATTCAGATCTTTTAATAGAAGGAATTCTTGGTAGATATATTGCTAACGTATCAGCTTCAGATTTAATAGAAAGAGATGTTCTTGCCAAACCATTTATTAGATTCGTTGACGTCCCAGCCTATCCTACAAAGATACCTAAGAACTATCAAACAATTTATAAAACGTACATCGTAGAAAACGACGATAGGAACGATTTGATTGTTAAAAATACACTTAATGGTATTAAAAAGGGCTACCAATGCTTAATATTGTTTAAGAGACGCGCTCACGGAGTTATTTTATTTGACAGACTAAAAAAAGAAATTGACTGCGCACTTCTGGATGGTAATAATACAAGTGAGGAGAGGGCGGAAGTTAAAGAAGCTTTCTTAAAGAAAGAAATTAACTGCATTCTTGCTTCTTCAATTTTTGATATTGGAGTTGATATTCCTACAATATCAATGATGGTTTTAGCTGGTGGTGGTAAAAGTACGTCTAAGGCTTTGCAAAGAATAGGTAGATGTATTAGAAAAGCTCCAGGTAAAACAAATGCTATTGTTATTGATTTTCATGACAATGCAACATTTTTAAAAAATCACTCTTTAATAAGAAGAAAAGTATATTCTTCAGAAAAAGGTTTTGATGTCAAATAAGATAGAATTTCCAAGTAAAGCATGGGAAGTTTTTTACAATAAACTGAATGAGTTTGAAAACATTCCAGTTAAAGATTGGAAAGCTAATAATTTATTAGGTTATTTTTGTAAAAAATATAAAGATAAATATGGTGTTGAGTTTGCTTTAACTATAAGCGGAGCACCAAGTAAATCATATGAAGTTTCTTTAATAAAGAAAATGGGTATGATGATTGACTCAAATCCTGAAGTTATCAAAGAATATATTGATTGGTCTTTTCAAAAACATGTTGAACAGCGAAAGAAAAAGATAACATCACTTGGCTTCTTTACTCATAAAGATATAGTGAATGATTTTAAGTTTAATGTATTGATTAGAAAATCTCAGCATGGTGAAATTACACGTTCAACAATATTACCTGATGAAGTTGAAAATCTTATGAAAGAAAATAATTTACCAATACATACTTGGGGGGATTTATCATTTTATTATTTAACTATAAAGAATTCTAAAAAAACAGAAGATCTTGAATTTATCAAACTTATATCTTCAAAAATTAATATACAAAAACTAGAGAATGTTTCATGAGTGAGAAATCGGTTCCTAAAGCTGGGTGTAGAGTTAAGTTATTGTTAAAACATAATTTGCCAACAATTGAAGGCACGTTAATGTTTTGGAATGATGATATTGCTATTAAACAAAATGATGGCAATATCTTTTACATTCAAGATACATCTGATGTATTTGGGTGTTTTGTTATTTTGAAAAAGAATAAAATTAAAAAACCTAAAGACTCAGATGATGATAATGAGTTTGTTGTAGATCCGTATGAAAATACAGAAGAATATGAAGAAAACGAAAATTCTGAAGAGGAAAATAATGGGCTTCCAGGATCTGCACTTTATAATAAAGGAATTCCATCTGTTTTCTTGAAAAAGAAAAAGAATCTAGAACCAGATGTAGCTCCTGAAATAGCCAAATCTCCAGAGTTTCAAAAACTATTAAAAAACAGAGTTAAAAAAGAAGATAAACCATGACAGTGTTTAATACTATTTCTCAAAATAAATTAAATGATATGGCTTTATTAGTGAAAACTAATAAGAATGCTGTAGCACAAATCACAGCATACAATAGATATTTTGATGCAAACATTCCAGTAGAATATTGGAACCTTTCTTTTAATAAGAATTTTACTGGATCAAGTAATATAAAAGATCTAGTTGAAACATATGTAAAAGATATTAAATTAATTTTTAGAGAAGGAAAAAGCTTTTGTTTTGCTGGGCCTCATGGTGTTGGTAAAACATTTGCTTTAGTTACTCTTTTAAAAGATGCATGCCATAAAGACTTTAAGTGTTTGTATACAACATTAAGCGACATGGTTTCAATTATTACAACTGGATCAAATCAAGAAAAATTTCTAGCTAGACAAGAATTATTGTTGGCAGATTTTCTTGTAATAGATGAGTTTGATTCCAGGTTCTTTTCATCAGAAAGCGCCTCAGAGTTGTTTGGTAAAACATTAGAAAATATATTTAGAACTAGATCTCAAAATAAAATGCCAACTTTTATGGCAACTAATTCTCCAAATATTCTAGAAGCTTTTTCTGGACCTATCAAACAAAGTTTAGAAAGTTTAATGAAAGGATATATGGAAACAATTCCAGTATTTGGCACAGATTTTAGAAAAGGATAAATAAATGCCCAAATTTGCTGACATAGATCCAGTCTTAAAAAAAATAATGGATGACGAAGATGACGAAGCTCATAATAGATATATGGACCAAAAATCTTTGGATATACGTGATGCCAAAGAGTATATTTGTCAAATTATTGAAATTATGGAAAAAATAAATTTCACTGAAAATTTTAGTGATAATTGGACTGATCAACAATGTGATGCTTGGAACGATTTGCATGCAAAATGTATACCAAATAGTAGCAACATTCGTAAGTTGAAAGATTTTTTAAAATTATAAAAGGTATAAATGGATAATCTTGATTTGATATTGTTGAAATTTTTAATTTCTTCAAAAGAAGCCGCTTTTGAATTTAACGTAGAAGGTAATCAAAATTTATTTGATCTTAATTATAGAAAGATTGCTGAGTTAATATTAAACCATACTAAATTTTATAAAAGTCTTTTAACAAAAAATGTTTTAAAAGATAAATTAAAATCAGCTTCTTTAAATGAAGAATATATACTTGAATTATGGGATTCTATTGAAAAATTCCCAGAACAAAATAATAATGACTTTAGGTATTATCTTGAAAAGATTAAAACAAGATATGCTGAACAAGAATTAAAGAGATTAAATCAAACATTAAATTCTCCAACTTCTTTAAAGAAAAGTATTTCTGAACTTAATTCTACTTTATCAAAAGTTAATGGCGTCTTTAATACAAAGACTTACAAACGTAAATCTATTAAAGATACAATTCCAGAATATAGAGAAAGATATAAAGCCAAGAAAGAAAATCCTGAATTTGGACAAGGTATTCTTACAGGATATGAGTTTTTAGATAATCTTTATAATGGATGGAAAAAGCAAGAGTTTTTTATAGTAGCAGGTGAATCTGGTACTGGTAAAAGCATGTTACTAATGAATCTAGCAAAACAAATGTGGTTACAGAAAAATTCTGTTTATGATTTGTCTAATAAAAGACAAGGATATAATGTTGCTTATTTCTCTTTAGAAATGCCCCATGATGATTGTTTTGATAGATTATTAGCTTCTGTTGCTGGTGTAAATCAAAAACGAGTTAGAGATTGTTGTCTAACGCCAGCAGAATTAGTTAAAGTTAAACAAGCCACTCAGTTCATAGAATCCTATGATAGTCATTTTGATATAATAGATATTCCAAGAGATGCTACACCAGACACAATTAGAGTACTTTTAAATGAAGTAAAGATGGAATACAAGCCTGATGTAGTTGTAGTAGATTATCTTGGAATTATGAAAGCTTCAGTCACATCTGCTGATGGAGATAGTGATTGGTTAACATTACAAACATTAAGCGGTGATCTATTTGAGATAGGCCGTTCTGAAGATGTATTAATGTTATCTGCTGTTCAGTTAAACTATGATGATGCAGCTAAAAAGAAAAATGACCCTAATATGGGTATGCATAGATTAGCTAGATCAAAAGGTATTGGTTCTAACGTTAATGGTATTCTTATGCTTCAATCTCGTCAAAATGAAGATCAATATCCTGACTTAAACGTTCATATTACAAAATCTCGTAGAACAGAAAAAGGTTCTTTTCCATTATATAAAAAGCTTGAACATTGTCAATTGCTAAATGATATGCCAGAAACATTTAATGATGAAGATGTCAAAGATTCTTCTAAAGAAGATATCTCTAATTTTATGGAAGTATAATGATTTTCGTAGCGTATTTCGTTATAAATTATAATAGACTGCATGGAGATCCTAATATTGGACATTCATTTTATCATAATGAAGACCATTCAATAGTAATTTCTTTAGATCATTTGTATCTATATTTAGAAAATCTATCTACATATATAGATTATATTTTTGGATGTTCTGAAGGTATAAATGGTGAATTTGTAATAGAGAAAATCTTTTCTTGTAATGAACTTAAAAAGTTAATATTAATACAATGATACTTATTGCTTATTTTCAAGCTGATTTTAAAAGAATTAATAGAGAGCCATTTATAGGGCAAGTATTTAGTTTTAATACTAGTTTTGCCTGGCATGTTCAGCCTGAAGAATTAGGTAAATTTTATGAAAATATGAGCAGCAATATAGATTATTTATTTGATTGCTCTAAAATTGATGATATTTTATATAAAATAGAAAATATTTTATTTTTAAAAGATTATAAAAAACTATTGCTTACTCAATAAATACATGATATAAGTATTTCACAATGCCTACATATATTTATGAATGTCTAGCTGCAGAAGATTCTCATGGTGAATTTGAAATAGAACACAAAATGTCAGAAAAATTAGAAAAATGTCCTCATTGTAAAGATGCAGGAAAAGATTCTGATGTTAAAAGATTAATAGCCAATTCAACCCCAGGTAAAGTAGAGCTTACACGGACGTGAATATAAAGATAAAATTAAGCAAGATGCCATGAGTCTTTTGCGAAAATCTAAATCAGATGAAAAAACATTATCTAATTTAGTTGGAGAGTCCAAATATAATGATATTCAACGTAGTGTTGATAGTAGGAAAAAGTTTAGATTATGAATTTCTACATTCGGAAAAGCTTCAGACTTATTGAAATTTATAGGTATTTCTAAAAAGGAAATAATTATGGGACTAAATAAAAGGCAAGAGCAACTGCCTTTTGTCTATTTAGATGTTAATTATGAAGCCCTCGAATTGTTAGAAGTTTATATGAATAAATATAATGATTATGTATTATTTTCTTTTAAATATAAAAATGATATATTTACTGTTACATCTTTATACACAAAAGAATCTGCTTGTAAATTTTATAAAAAACTAATTATGCTACAGGAGTAATAATGGCCACGTATATTTATTCATGTCCAGTTCATGGAGAAATTGAAATTGAACATAGTATGTCTGCAGATCCAGAAAAGCTTTGCCCCAAATGTAAAGAAGAAGGTAAAGAAACTGAAATTAAAAGAGTAATTGCAGCTCCATCTTCATTTATATTAAATGGAGGTGGTTGGTCTTCTTCTGGATATCACAAATGAATAAGGTCAAGCTTGTTGCTTTATTAAAAACATTACTACAATTAGATGATTTAGAAATTATTAAAAGAACAATTGAGTCAATTATAGAAGAATTGGATGAAAGCAAATAATACATTTTATATGGCAATTAAAGGGTCAATAAGAAATAATAAAGAATTTATATTAGTTCAAGAGCCGTGTTGTGTATTTTCTTATGATGAATTAATAAATTATACCTCAGAAATATTGATAAAGAATAATTTTAATTTAAATAATGACTTTGCCATTGCAGAAATTAGCGGGCGTCTTACATTTCTAGACATACTAAAACAGTCAAAAATTCGCTACCATAAAATATGGGATGACACTGACTGGAATGATTTTAAAAAACATTTAATGTTGATATAAGGAAGAGCATGATTTCTGAACAAGAAGCAAATGATTTAATGTCTAAATTCTTAGAATTAAAAGAACAATTAAAAACATCTAAAGATAACAAATTAAAAAGAGAATTTGATGCTCATCAAGCTAAATGTATGAGTCAATTTAATTATCTAATTTCAATGAGAACAGCTAAGTACCGTGCTTTTTTAAATTATGATGATTTAAATCAAGAAGGTTTTGAGGCTTTGTTAAAAGCTATGAATAATTATAACCCTAAAAAAGGCTCATTCTTTTGGTGGGCTCATAAATATATAGAAACAAAAATTTCTAGATCTGCTAATTTACATACTACAATTAGATATCCATTAAAATTTGCTAAAAATCAAGCTCCAAAAAGAGAGTCTTTGTTGAAGCACACAGAGCTGCTTCAAGTTAATGAAGATCTGTTTGAAAAACGTCAAACAGAATATGTGATAAATAAACATGTAGCAAACTTAGCTGATAAAGAAAAGCAAATCATTACACTTATGTATGGACTAGATGGGGAAGAACCCAAATCAATTGGGGCTATTTGTAAAGAGCTAAACATTCCTCGTTCTAGCTGTATAAAATTAGCAAATAACAGCCTAAAAACAATAAAGAAAAATTTAGATTTCTAATAATATAATTTTTAGTCATTATCTTTACCTAAAAAGACAAGACCACTTTGTTTGTGGCAGGAAGCAGTTTATATCAAAATATTACGGAGCTATGGAGAATGTTTAAGCAAAAAATTTCATTTGAAACTTGGGGCGGAGAAAAAGGCAAATATCGTTTGGTAGATAGTGATGGAAATCATATTGATAAAACACCGGAAGATAATTGTGAAAGAATTGCAAAATCTCTAGCGTCAAATGAAACAAATCCAGATAAATGGGAGAAAGAATTTATTAAAATTCTTGGGACTAAGTTTGCTGGTGGTGGACGCATTATGGCTAACATTGGGGCCCATGCTTATAAAAAAGAAGTGTCTCCAATAAATTGTTTTATTGCAGGAACAGAAATAACTACATTAAATGGGCCAAGAAAAATAGAAGATGTAAATATTGGAGATGTTGTACCAACTCATAATGGAAATTGGAAAAAGGTTATTCAAAAACATAAAAACAACATTAATGATAGAGCTATTTTTACATTAAAAGCATATTTTACACCAGAAATAAATGTTACAGAAAATCATAAATTTTGGTCTATTACATCTGAGCAGTTAAAATGGGGAGAGACAACTCCATCTTGGAATGATGCAAAGTCATTGCGAGAGGGTGATTGGATTGCTATACCAAATATTAAAGTTGGGAATAAAAATTATAATTTAGATATATTTAATGAATTTTTAAATAAGTTCTCAAAAAGAGGCGAGAAATATTGGTATGAAATAAAATCAGAAAATAATAAAGTAAAAGTTAAAACTTTTTGGAAAAAAAATAATAGCCATAAAATTTATAATCAAGATCATTTTGATATTAATCAAAATTGGCTAATTGATGAAGATTTTGCTTTTTTGTTAGGATTATGGTATGGAGATGGGTGTGTCTTCTCAAAAGAAGAAAATTCTGAAAGATTAAAAGGAATAACATTTACTTTTAATAAAAAAGAAGAAAAGTTAATTATGTTCATAAAAGAATATGGTTCCAAATTATTTGGAATTAAAGCAGATGTGAATAATAATTCAAATAGAGATAATAGTGTTCAAATAATGTTTAATTCAGCAATGTTGGGACATGTATTTGAACACTATTTTGGAAGAGGGTTTGCAAATAAAAAAATTCCAAATTTTATTTATCAATGGAGTAAAGAATTAGTAGAAAGTTTTTTTGCAGGTTTGATATCATCAGATGGAAACTTTACAAAAACAGGAGATATAAGATTAGTTTTAGCAAATAGACCTTTAATTAAAAATTTATTCCATTTAGGAAGATCATTTGGTATCCCAGCAAGTTATTCAACACTAAAATCCTATCAATCAAATAGAAAACCAACAGCTAGACTTACATTTCCAAATACATGTTATTTTTTAAATAAAATAATTAAAAAATATGATGATGAAAGAATTAAAAAAGCATTTAGTAAAACTAGTCCATTTATAAAAGTAATAAATGACACTACTTTTATAAAAATAGCAAAAAAAATCAAATATTTAAAGCAAGAAGATTTTGTTTATACATTAGGGGTAGAAGAAGATCATTCTTATTCTGTTGAAGGGTTAATTTGTCAAAATTGCGTTGTTTCACGGTCAAATAAGTGATTCTATGGCTGGGATAATGAAAGTAGCATCAGAGGCTGCTTTAATATTAAAATCTGGATGCGGAATTGGTTATGATTTTAGTACTCTAAGACCAAAGGGCGCTCATGTATTTGGAGCTGGTTCAGGAACATCAGGCGTAGTTTCTTTTATGAAAATATTTGACGCCATTTGCTCTACAATATTATCAGGTGGAGCAAGACGTGGCGCTCAAATGGGATGTTTAGATGTACAGCATCCAGATATTTTAGATTTTATTACAGCTAAAAGACAAGATGGAACATTAAGATACTTTAATGTTTCTGTTTTAATTACAGATGACTTTATGAATGCTGTAGTTAATGATCAAAATTGGGACCTTTGGTTTTGGGAAAAGACAACTGATAAAGTAAGTCAAGATAAAATAAAAGTAATTAAAAAAAATGACATACCATTTCATTATTCTGAATTTAATTACTTTTCTTTTGAAGATGACCACGTAGAATGTTCTTCAAGTAAAAGAACATCTTCTGATGTATTTAAAAAAGTAATATATAAAACTTTGCCAGCCAAAGAGTTATTTCAATTAATGATGAAATCAACATATGAATTTGCTGATCCAGGATTTATATTAATTGATAAGGTAAACAATGAAGATAATTTATGGTTTATTGAAAAAATAAGAGCAACCAACCCTTGCGTAACTGGTGATACACGTTTGCATACTAATTTAGGTATAAGAACAGTTAAAGAATTATTTGACTCTCAATCTAGCATCAAGGCAACGATAGATAATCGTACTTTCACAAGTAAATTTGGAACCTCTGTAAGAGATGTTTTACCAGTGTTTAAAACAAGTGATAAAGCTAAAGTGTGGAAAATTACAACAAAACATGGATATGAGATTAAAGCTACTGAATATCATAAATTCTTTACAAATAGAGGGAGGCTTGAATTAAAAGACCTTGTAATAGGAGACTCTTTACAAATTCAAAGTGGTGAAGGACAATGGGGAGTTGAGGGTTCTTATGATTTAGGATTAATTTATGGTATGCTTTTAGGTGATGGACATTTTACAAAAAATGAAAGTACTGGAGAATGTCGAGCAGTCCTGGCTCTTTGGGGCAAAGATAGGGAATTAAAAAAATCTTTAGAAGAAAAAGTTAATAACCTTATTAAAAATAAAGCTCAAAAAAATAGAGACTATAATTTATCTTTTTATGATTTAGAAAATAAAGATGAATCTAGATTACGCTCCACTATTTTAGCAAATGTTTTAAAAGAAAATGGTGTGGATTTAGAAAACAAATATAATATTCCTAATTTTATATGGAATGGTTCTAAAGAAACAATAACTGGTTTTATACAAGGGTTATTTCAATCAGATGGACATATTAATTGTGATAAAAATGCTTCTAAAGATAAATCTAGATGCACTATAGTTTTAACATCTATTAAATTAGATATGTTAAAAAACATTCAGATTTTATTATCTAATTTTGGAATAGCGTCCTCTATAAATATAGAGCATTTAGCAAAATCTAAACTAATGCCTGATGGCAAAGGCGGTGGAAAAGAATATGATTGTCAAACTTCATATAGATTATTAGTAAATAATATTCATAGAGATAAATTTATGAAAGATATTGGGTTTTTATTAGATTATAAAAATAATAAATTTTTTGAATGGAGAGAAAAGCATCCAAGAATTATAAATAAAAAAGACGCATTTACTTCTAAAATTATAAGTATAGATTATGTTGGAGAAGAAGCGGTATATGATACTACTGAAGGTGTGAATCATGCATTAATATTTAATGGAATTTCAACAGGAAATTGTGGTGAAAAACCGCTTTCTCCATATTCAAATTGTTTACTTGGTTCACTGCTTCTTTGTGCTTATGTTCAAAATCCTTTTGATAAAAAAGTTTCATTTGATTTTGAACAATATAAAAAAGATATTAGAACAGCAGCTAGATTACTAGATAATGTTGTTGAGCAATCTAATTTACCTTTACAACAATTAACTGATAATATCAATTATCAACGTCAACATGGCATGGGTTTTACAGGACTTGGTTCGGCATTTAATATGATGAATATGTCATATGGTTCAAAAGAAAGCCTTGATTTTGCAAACAAAATAACTTTGCTTTTAGCTCAAGAAAACTTACTAGCATCAATTGAAATTGCAAAAGAAAAAGGTTGTGCTCCATTTTGTAAAGATCAACAAGCAAGAATTGATTTTATAAATTCTGGATATAATCAAAGACTTCTAAATTCTTTTGAAAACAAAAGCGAAATTATATCTGAAATTCTACAACATGGAGTTAGATGGAGTCATGCAACATCAATAGCTCCAACAGGCACAATGTCTTTAACATGGGGTAATAATTGTTCTAACGGATTAGAACCAGTATTTGCAAATTCTTATTTAAGAAATATAAGACTTCAAGGAAAGAAAACAAAAACCCAAGAAGAAGTTATGGATTACGCTTTCTTCTTGTGGAAAGAAAAGTTTGGAGATAAAAAACTACCAGAGCATTGGAGAGTTGCAGATCAGCTAGCTATTGATGATCACTTAAATATACAAGCTACAATTCAAAATTGGATTGATTCAGCTACATCTAAAACAATTAATGTTCCAACAGAAATTTCTTTTGATGATTTTAAAGAAGTTTATATGAAAGGTTGGAAACTTGGATTGAAAGGTGTTACTACTTTTAGATTTAATCCAGAGGCACATACAGGTGTCTTGGTTCAAAAAACTGATTTAGAAAACACTAAATATATGTTTACCTTAGAAGATGGTTCTAAAGTTGAAGTTAAAGGCACAGATGAAATTTACTATGATGGTGAAAAACATAATGCCGCAAATTTGTTTGACGCTTTAAAAGAGGGCATGTATGGCAACATGTAATATAGATAAAAAAATAGTTAATTGGGAATTAATAAAAGAGGAAACTAAAACAAAAGAACGACCAAAAAAAATACAATATGTAATGGCTCCAAAACGTCCTCAAGAAATAGAGTGTGACATTCATCACGTTTCTTATAAAGGACAGAAGTGGATAATGCTTGTAGGATTATTAGATGGAGATCCATATGAGATTTTTCTTGGGCAATCTGAAAAGATATCTTTACCTAAAAAATGTTCCAAAGGAAAAATAGAAAAAAAGAAAAAAGGCCAATATGATTTACATATTGCTTTTGATGACGAAGAATTGGTTTTAAAAGATATATTAAAACTTTTTGACAATCCAGAATTAGCTTGGGCGTCTAGATTAGTTTCCATGTCATTAAGACATGGAGTAAGAATAGAGTTTGTTGTAGAGCAAATGTCTAAAGATGGAAATATAATCGATATTAATAAAGTAATAGCGAGAGTGCTTAAGACTTATATTAAAGAAAAAGAAATGTTATCATCTGTAGTGTGTCCAGATTGCCAAAGTTCTCATGTTGTGTATGAAGCTGGTTGTTTAAAATGTCTTGATTGCGGGCATTCTAAATGCGGTTAATAACATATATTACTTAATATTTAAGCCATATGTTATACATATGGCTTTTTTTATTTGTACATTTGTCAATAATAATACTGCATTAGGTTAGTCCCAATTATACCCCATGAAATACAATATTTTGCTGCCCATTGGCATCAATACATTATTAATAGAAGAAGAAGAAAAAGAAAAATTCTTACGCTCTATTTTAGAGATTTTAGAGATTCCGCTAGATATATGGAATGTAGAAGATAAATTAAGCGGTGATATTAAAAACAAATTAGAAACCTTATTAAAACAACGTCAGATTTATATCTCCAATATTCCAGGAGGAGAAATGGAGATTTATTACGAAAATGAATGTATAGCCAAATGGCTAAGGCCATATTATATTTTGAAAAAAGATTTGTTAAAAATAAATGATAAAGAAAAAGCATTTTTAGAAATGCAGGTTAATTTTATTTCTATTTTTGACTCTAATGAACAAGAGGGATAATGTCACCAAAAAACGAAAAAAAGAATTTTGTTTTGGACACTAATGTATTACTTGATGATCCATATGCGTTTTATAACTTTGCTGATAATACAGTTATAATTCCATTAATTGTTATTCAGGAGACTGATAATAATAAAGATCGTCAAGATGCTGCTGGTAAAAATGCTCGTGATTTCATTCGTGAAATTAATGAGCTTAGAAAACTTGGATCTTTAGAAGATGGCATTTCATTAATGCCTACATGCAATGGTATATTAAAAATACTATCAGCTAATAAAGATAAAAAATTACCAGATGAGCTAAAAAATAGTGAAAAAGGTGATGATATTCTATTATCCTTTATGCTTTCTTTTAAAGAAAAAGCAATTCTTGTAACAAATGATTTTGCTTTACAAGTTAAAGCCTCTATTCTTAATATAGAAGTTCAAGAATATAAACATCAAAATGTTAAAGTAAGTGATGATTTATACACTGGACTTTGTGAAAGAGTTCTTTCAGATGATGAATGGAATGATTATTTAAAAAATAAAAAACTAATAACATCTGAAAAGTTTTTCCCAAATCAATTTGTTAAGATTAAATCTCAATCTGTTCCAGATGCTGAAGATTATCTAATTTTTGATAATGAAATAAAAGCTCTAAGAGCATTTAAAAAACATCAAGAAGTCTTTGGTATTACTCCGAAAAACAAAGAACAAACATTAGCAATGAATTTGTTAATGGATGATAATATCGATTTAGTATCTATTAATGGTCCAGCTGGTGGCGGTAAGACACTATTGTCTGTTGCTGTTGGATTACATAAAGTAATTCAAGAAAAGAAATTTTCTAAATTAGTAATACTAAAACCAACTGAACCAGTTGGTAGAGATGTAGGGTTCCTTCCTGGTGATTTACATGAGAAAATTTTGCCTTTCTCTCATAATTTCATGGATGCATTTGATTTTATATTTACAAATAAAAAAGATGTACCAGGAAAAGGTAAGAAAAAAGAAGATCCTTATTTTGAGTTATTAATGGAAAATGGAGTTATAGAATTAGGCTCTATAGCTCACATTAGAGGTAGAAGCATTTCTAATGCTTTTATTATTGTCGATGAATTACAAAATGTTAATAAATCTGTTTGTAAAACAATTCTAACTAGAACAGGAAGTAATTCCAAAATAGTAGCTTTAGGCGATCTACAACAAATAGATGCTAATTATCTTACACCAAGAAACAACGGATTGTCTCACTTAATAGAATCATTTAAAAACGAGCAAGAAGTTGGACATATTACTTTGTCTAAAGGTGAAAGAAGCAAAATTGCTACATTAGCTGCTAAATTATTATAATTTATTTTCAACTAATTAGCTAATATCTTTTAAGATAAGATGTCTGATTTTAAAATAAAAAGTAATAAATTAATAATTCCAGTTGATTTATCAAGCTCAAGTGCTACAAATAATGTATTATCATTTGGAGAAAATAGTTCTGATGGTTATTCTGGAGTTATTATTGCTGGTGGTATCGGAGACCCTGCATCTTCTCCATATAGTGGAGAAACATTATTTAATAGAGCTGCACCAGGATCTATCTTTTTAAGAAAAGATATTTCTGGTGCAACTAGTCCACTTTATGTTAAAGGTGCAACCGCTTGGCAAAATTTATCTTTAGCTGGTGGTGGGGGTGGAGTTGGACCACAAGGTGCAACAGGACCTACGGGTCCAGCTGGAGCAAATGGAAGTAATGGTGCTACAGGATCACAAGGACCAACAGGTCCTCAAGGTGTAACTGGCCCTCAAGGAATACAAGGTGTTACAGGACCTACAGGACCAATAGGTCCAACTGGACCTGTTGGTGGTGGACCTACAGGTTCAATAGGACCAACAGGTAGTATTGGTCCTCAAGGACCAACTGGAACGATAGGTCCAACTGGGCCTATTGGACCAACTGGCCCAACTAGTAATTCATATACAATAGTTCAAAACCAGATTGAGTGGTCACCTGTTACAGTTTTTCAAAATTATTCTCCAACAAATGTGGCATCAGCACAAACTTGTGGAACGCAATTTTCAATTACTCAAAGTGATCTTGTAATAACAGGGGCTAAAACATATTGGGCAGGGCCAGCGACAACTTTAAAGGCGTCACTTTGGGATCCTTCTGGAACTTTACTTGCTTCAGGAACATTATCAGTTGGTGGCTCTGGAACACATCAAATCTCATTTTCAAGTTCATATACAATTCCAACTAGTTTAGTTGGGAAAAATTTAATTATATCAATTTGGGATAATTCTAGTGCAAATTATACAAAGATAACACAAGCTTCATTCACTAATTTCCCAGCCACCTCATTTAGAGGTGGTCCCTATATGATGTGGGTTGGATTTAAATCTTGGCTCGCAACAGATGCTAATCCTACAAACGTAGCAACTACTGAATATTATCTTATTGAACCAATAATCACACCAATTAATCAAACTGTAGGTGTAACAGGACCAAGGGGTGCAACAGGAATTCAAGGAAATACAGGACCGCAAGGACCTACGGGAACTATAGGTCCAACTGGAACAATAGGTCCTCAAGGATTAGCTGGAACTGGAATGCCATCAGGTGTTTGGGGTTCAGTTGCATATTATGGTCAATCTGGTTGGGTTACATTAGCTGCTGGAGCTTCAGGGCAAATACTAAGGACACAGGCTTCTGGCGCTAATCCAGTTTGGGCAACAGCATCATCTAGTGGTGGAGCTACTGGACCCTCTGTTCCATTTTATATGGCTGTAACATCTGGTGCAACTGCTACCATATCTAATGGAAATAACGTTACATATTGTTTAGTTCGTCAAGCAACGCCAATAAGCACTTCGGTTTTACTTCCATCAAGTCCAGCTACAGGTGAAACTGTAACAGTTAAAGATGGCGGAGGGACTGCTGTAAGTTACCCAATTACAGTTGTTGGACAAGGCGGTAAAACAATTGATGGAGCTACTGCAATAGTTATAAATCAAAATTTTCAAGCTTTAGATTTCTTTTATGCTCCTGACGGAACTCAATGGTATATAAAATAATATATTTAGGAGTTATATAAATGAGTTATTCACCTGGTAGATTTGTAATACCTCCAAAAACGGGCTGGTCTTGGATGAATCAAGGCAGTGCTACTATTGATGAATCTGGTAGTGATATAATTTTATCTATTTCTGGAGATGTAACAGATAATATAAGATTAAGAACTAGGCCAATGGCAGCAGGAAGGCAGGTAATAGCTGCATTTTCTGGATTTGATACAAGTATTATTTCTGGAGGAAATTTTCCACAATTAGGTTTGGCATTTACAGATTTAACAAAAGTATTGTGTGTTGGTAGATTAAATGATTCAGCATTAAATTTAATATTAAATATTAATAAATTTACCACAGTAACAGCATTTAGTGCCAACGTTTCTCAAAGAAGAGCGCCATCAGATGTATTTTGGATTAAATTATTAGATGATGGCGCAAATAGAAAAGCTTCATGGTCAACTAATCAAGGTGTTACATGGTCTGAATTTTATTCAGAAACCAATACAACATTTTTAACAGCAACACATTATGGAATTTTTGTAAATGGATTAGGTGCTACAACTACTTTAACACTAAAAAGCTGGTTAGAAAGTTAATAATTATTTAAACCTCTTGTTATATAGACATTAACAAGAGGTTTAAATGTCTAAATTAGATATTCAAGATCAATCATATCTTCAAAATTTAAAACAAGAAAAAGAAATGTTACAATTAACATTGGAAAATATTTTTTTAAAAAAACAATTAAATGAATTAAAATTTCAAAACTTTGTATTGTCAGTGACAGGTAAATATAATCTTACAGATGCAAATTATATTGATATAAGTACTGGAGAAATAAAGGTTCATGATTCAGCACCAGCAATTCCTGAAATTAAAGTTGCTGAATTAGCGCAAGAGCCTGAAATAACACCTTCTCAAAAAGAAGTAAAGGAATAATATGAAAATAAGTGAATTAGTAGATTTAATTAAATTAAGAGATTATTTAAACCAAAATGCCTATAATCAATTAAATTTCCCTAAAGATAAAATTAGAGCTGCCCAAGCTATGATTAAAAAACTTGATGGTGTTATTTTACAGCAAACATTCAACCTAAATGTTGATGCTTTATTGGATGCAATGCCAGAAGCTAAACAAGAATTAGAAAAAGAAACTAAAAAACAAAAAGAAGCATTAGAGGCAGCTCAAAAAAAACAAGAAGAAACAAAAAAGACAATGCCAAAAGCTAAATTAGAAGGTGGAGCTGTGGTTGTTGATGGTTCTGAAGTTCAAATGGCTGATACTAAAATTACTTCAAACAAAAAGGGAATGTTTGAAAGAATTCAATGAAAGCAAATTCATTGCCTAGTCATGGATTTTTTATAGAATTAAAAGATAATAATTGGTTGCAAAAACAAAGATTTGCAGGAAAGGTCCATTCAGAAGTAATGGACTTTCTTGTTTCTATAACTAAATCAAATAATAAAGTCTCAACATTAGAGATGTCAAAATTAGCTGAAGAAATAATTATAAAAAATAATTGTACACCTACATTTAAAAATTATAAAGGATTTCCTGAAGCAGTTTGCATTTCTATTAATAATGAATTAATTCATGGAATTCCAAAAGATAATATATTTCCTCAAGATGAAAACTTAATTACTTTTGATTTTGGAGTTACCTTTGAAAATGCTATAGTAGATGCCGCTACTACTGTAATCTGGAATAAAACAGAAAATAGGCAAAAAATTAATTTAATTAATGCTGGAAGAGCAGTTTTAAATTCAGCAATTAATAACATTAAAATAAAAGAAAATTTGGGAACTATTGGTTTTAATATAAATAAAACTGCTCAAACTTTAGGATATTCTGTAGTACAAGAGTATGGTGGTCATGGCATTTGGGGTAATAATTATCCACATGCCAAACCATTTGTATCAAATAAAGATTCTAAAGATAATGGTATTAGAATACAAAATGGCTTTTGCTTTGCTATAGAACCATTATTAGTTATAGGAAATCCTGCAACATTTGCTGGCAATGATGGATGGACTGTAAAGACTGAAGGATTAAGTGTTCATGAAGAACATTCTATATTTATTTGGGAAGATCAAGTTGAGGTTTTAACAAGAAGGCATAATGAAAATATCATTTGATGATAAAAGCTACATAGAAATAAAAATGATAAATGACAAAGTTTTAATTTCTATATCAGGAAAAGATTATAAAGCACCTAATACTTTTATTGCAAATTCTGCCGAAATATCTATTGAAGACCTAAAGAAGTTATTATTATCTATTGGTATTCAAATAAATAGCTAAAAATAACGCATTCTTTAGAAACAATAGGTTTAAATAATGGTTAACTATCCAGCTAGTATAGATGATGCATCAAGTATTCCACCAGCAGTAGATATTTCAGATATTATTGATACTACTTTTATCAATAAGCTTCGTTCTGCTATTTTAGCAATAGAAGCTGAATTAGGTGTAAAACCATCTGGAACTTATACAACTGTTAGAGCACGTTTAGATTCTCTAGAAGACTTAATTAATGCAATTAGCACTTCTGGTGGTGGTGGAACTCCAGTTGGACCAGCTGGTGGAGATTTAGCAGATAATTATCCAAGTCCAACTGTTGTTAAAATACAAAATAGAACTATAGCTAGTACAGCACCAACAACGGGTCAAGCATTAGTTTGGGATGGTTCTGCTTGGAGTCCTGGAACTGTTGCTGGTTCAGGAGCACCTGTAGATGCTCAATATTTAACTCTTACAACTAATGGTACTTTAACACAAGAAAGAGTTTTAACTGTTACCAGCCCACTAGCTCTCGCTGATGGTGGCGCAGGTGGAAATGCTAGTTTAACTTTAGCTGATAGTGGTGTGAGTGCTGGTATAACAAAGTTGCCAGCATCAGTCACAGTGGATGCAAAAGGCCGCATAACTGCAATTAGCCCTGTTGCAGCTTCACCAGCCCAAGGAGATATTGTTTATTATAATGGGAGTGCTTGGACTAATCTTGGACCAGGAACTTCTGGACAGTTTCTTAAAACTCAAGGTGCAGCAGCAAATCCAATATGGGCAACTACAACTGGTGGGATTCCATATTTTGCCAATATAGCTGCACTAAAAGCTTATGATGGATATGGAAGCTTAAGTGATGGTTATTTAGTTTATGTAAATACATTAGAGTGTTATTACAAATTCTTTTCAGATACTACTGCTACAGCAGATGATACTATAGATTTTAAAGTTGTTAGACCAACTGGTTGGGTTTCAGGTCAATCTGCTTCTTGGTTAAGAATATTATCTGATGGCTATAATTGGACCAATATTAGCAATTGGTATATTGATTCAGCTGGTAATAATGAAAATGATGGAACTACAACTGGTACAGCTTTAAAAACATGGCCTGAACTTAAAACTAGACTTGGCAGTAAACCATTAATAAAAAATGTTACAGTTGAAATTAGGTCAGACTTAGATGGTTATATTGATATTGATCCTAACTGGACTTTAGATGGTTATAATTTATTAATCACAGGAAGTACAACTGCATCTGGAACAACTATAAATATTAATTCAACTACAACTAGAAATAGATTTTTAAATAGACCATATGGTAAAAATACTGATGGAACATGGCCAAAAACTATTGGTTTATGGAGAAATATTCAATCTGGATCACCAGCCGTTAATTATTATGGATTGTCAGTATATAAGAGCTCTTCTACTTTAATGAATTTTACTGGATTTTATGCCTTGGAATCTATTACTGATCCGACAACTTCTCAAACCCCACATGATGTTCCTGATGGTGGTGGTTTAACTGCAACATTAATGACATTAAGAAATGTTTCTATTAAATCCATTTCTTGTTTAGGAACAGGAAAAATTATATTAAAACAATTAACAATTAATAGTATTAATAAAGTTGATTTAAATTTAAATAGTGGTAATATTACAATTTTTGGTTGTGTTTTTGACGCTACGAGATGTATAGTAAATTGCACCGCTGGCGCTAATGTTTTATTATGGCTATGTTATACTGGTAAGATTAAATTACAACCAGGGTGTATGGTTAAAGTATATGATACATATCATTCTAAAATATTAATGAATGGCGGATTTCTCTATCAAATAGAAAATAATGATCCAGATGATACATTTGGAATAGGTGGTGATACTTTTATAGATGCTGCTACAGGTGATGGTGGTGGTTCAACAGGAATTGCTAATGAAGACACATCTAATTTTGGATTAGCTGGTGGTACACTTAATTTAAGTAATATTTGTTTTTTGGGTGACATTAATACTACTGTTATTTCATTAACCAAAGGCACTTCATATGTTGTATTTGTTGGAAATCGCACATTATATGGCACTTCAGCTACTTTAAAAACAGGATTTTTATTCGAAATTACCTGCTCAAATTCAGCGATACTTATGTCAGTAGCTGATAAAATGTATTTACCAAAAGGATATGCGAATAGTGATGAGTTTGCTGTAAATGGCACTACCTATAGAATTAGTTTAGATTTTCCATTATTAAATAGTTCTAGACTTTCTGGTGTGTATAAAAGCGATTAATTTCTAGACTAACTATATAACTAGCGTTATATATTGGGTAGTCTGGAGTTATTTTGAATAATAATAGTAATTATTTTGATGTAATCGTTATTGGTGGAGGGATGTCTGGTGCTTTTGCTATTAACAAAATGGCAAAATTAAAATCAGATTCTAAAATTGCTTTAATGGAATTTGGAAGACCACCATTAAAAAGAAGAAGACAACTTGAAGGATTTCTTGGTTGTTGGCCAAATAGTGATGGTAAATTATTTTTAAATGATGTTGATAAAATTACTGAGCTATGTGGTGTTAGAAAAACTACAACAGCTTATAATCATAGTTTATTAATGTTAAATGACATTTTGGAAAATGCTAAAACTATAAAAACAGATAAACCTCAAAAGTCTTTGCTTAATAAATTAGGTAAACATTATACTATTACATATAATAATTACATTCAAAGCTTTCCAAAAGATATTCATTTATTTTCTAAAAAATCGGCCTCTATTATGGAAAAATTTGAAAACTTAGTTGAATTTTTTGATAATGAAGTTTATGATATTTATAAAGAAAAAAAACAATTTGTATTAGAAACAGACAGAGGAACATTTTATGCAGCTAAAGTTGTTTTGGCAACAGGGCGTTCTGCATGGAGATGGAATTCTAAAATTTATGAAAAGTTTGGCTTAATTACAGAAAATAATGTTGCTAAATATGGTGTAAGATTAGAAATTGCTAATTCATTTATGACAGAATGGAATAATTCTTGTCTAACATTAGATTCAGAAGATTTAGAAATTGGCCCATTTATGTGGAATGGAACTATTATTCCAGAAGATCATTTAGATTTAGCTATATGTGCTTTTAGATCAAATGAAAAGCGTTGGGAAACAGAAAATGTCTCTTTCTCTTTTATTAAAAAGATACAAAAGGCAAATGCTTGGGAAGAAATAGACCGTATTGGTAGATTAACATTTTTATTAGCTAATGATAGATTAATAAAAGAAAAGGTTTCATTAATAATGAGTGATAAAAGTAAATTATCAATCATACCTCAATTTAATTGGTTAAAAACAGAGCTTGAAAAGTTTAGCGAATTTTGCCCTGACCTTTTAGATAAAGGCTATTTACATTTTCCAGAGATACAACCTATGCCAGCTAAAATAAATGTTTCAAAAACATTTGAGACAGATTTAGATGGCTTATTTGTTTGCGGAGAAGCAGCTGGTTTATCTGGATTATTAGCAGCATCAATAACTGGAACAATTGTAGGAGAGTCTGTATTAAAATGAAAACATCAAAAACTAGTTCTGGATCATCTTCAGATAATTTTTATACTCCATCAAATGAAAATGCTTCAGGTGGAGATCAAAATATCAAATATATTTTGAGCAAATTTGACTATGAATTATATGATGAAGAAAAAGCTAAAAAAGTTGCCAAAATATTTAGAATTAAAAAAATAAATGAAACAAAAAGCGTATCAGAAAAATGGCGTATATATGAAGATACCAAAGTAATTTTCACATTAGATAGTGAAAGTCTTTCTAAAAAAGAAAAAGAATTCCTAAGAACGCCTGATGGATTTTCATGGTTATTAGTAGAAGCTAAAGCTGGAATTAAATCCATCAATAGTTTAAGAAAAAATCTTAAAACAAAGATAGATTCTTTAAAGAGCTGATTATCTAGTTAGAAGATTTAACTTGTTGACAAGGAGCAATTTATATGTTCAAACATTTCGCCGTTTATATTTTAGATACTGAAACTACAGGCTTGGATCATAAATCAAATGACATTATAGAGCTGTCTATTTATAGATGTTCAGATGATGCAATTAAAACTTGGAAGATTAAACCGGAGCATACTAACAATATTAATGATGAAGCTTTAAGAATTAATAAACATAAACTGGAAGATTTATTACATCAAACAGAATATGGAAAAGCTAATTATCTTAAAAAACAAGATGTTATGTTTGATATTGAAAACTGGTTTATGGAAGATAATAGCTTGCCTAAAGATAGAATCTTAGTTGGACAAAATGTTATATTTGACGCTCAATTTTTACAAGAAATGTGGAAAGAATCAAAAGAAACTTTTCCATTTGGTGATAGACCATTTATGATTGATGTCAGACAAATAGCTTTATTTATAGATTTATGTAAAGAAGAAAGACAAGAGTTTTATAATTTAAATACTCTATTAAAGAAATTTAATATCAAGAATGCTAAAGCCCATACTGCTGAAGCGGATACTTTAGCTACTAAAGAGCTATTCTATCAACAAATCAAATGCTTAAGGTAAATAATAAATACAAAATATTATATGCTGCCAATCAATTTTGTGGATCTTACTCACGAATTTCTAGATTTGTAAAAAATATAGATAAAAACAAATTTGATATAATAACCGCTGGATTTTCTAATTCATCTAGTTTACAATTAGATTTTAATTTAGAATCAATTTTAAATTTCACTAGTCCAGATAGTGTTTTAAATTTTAAGAATAACAATTTTAAACTTTTTTTTAAAAAAGTTATTGAGCTTAAACCTGATTTAATCATATCAGACTTTGAGCCTTATACTTCATGTATTGCTCTAGATTTGGGCATTGAAGTTTGGCAAGTGTCGCCAGTCATTTTTTATTGGGCATGTCCAAGGGGACTTAAGAATAAGTTTAAAATTAATACACAAACTTATTTTTTTAATTATGAATCTAATAATAGTTATTACAGAAATATCTTATTAAATAGTGATAAGAAATATATTTACTCTCACATGTGCAACAGCTCCATAGAGCTGGCTGATGGATTTGAGTGGGTTAAGCCTTTTCAGGGCTTGTCTGACAGCTTTCCAGATGAGTGTGATGGAGAAACTGACATCTTGTTTGATAAGTTCTTTAACAATAAGTCTGTGAAAGTCAAAAAAAACATACTAGACCCAGAGTCAATTATAAACTCTAGTTTGACCAGTATGAATTTTGAAAACAAAAATAACACAAAAGATTTGCTATTTAAAATAAATAAGCATTTTTCTGTGATATAATTTGATTGAATGATTACATCACAATTTATGCAAAAGGGCCGCATCAAAGAGTCCAAAGAAAAATTTACCAATGCTGAGCCAGATGGGTTAAGAATAGTTCTATTACCATGTTCAATGGATGGTAAATGGGAGTTTGATTCTCAAAAAGCATATTCTAAAATTTTTAATAAATTATCTCTTGACTTTAAGAGATGGTCAGCTAATAAAGCCAACTGGAAGCCAGGAAAATTTTCTTATACTTTGGCCCAAAGTGATCTGTGGGTCATGACAATGCTGTGTTTTGATGAAAACAATAAATATATTGAAGGCTCTTTAACTAAAGAGCTTAAGCCATTAATTGACTTATGTCAATTTGAAAAAGCGTCAATTCATATATATGATAATGATTTATCTTTATGTGAAGATAAAGATAAATTCGTTAACGAATTAACGAAATATGGTATTAGAGTTTATAAATACAATTTACTTTAACATTAAAAGCTTTTTATATTTCTCATAATTATGAGATTTTTCATCAAGGGTGAGATTTCTCATATATGTTTTTTGCTTTCCTGCAACTATCTTTAGTAAATTCTTTTCTATTTTAGCTAATAAACTTTCTTTATTAGAATATTTTTCTAATTTTGGTTCTATATTATAGATAGTTATTTTATAATCACAATTATAATAACCTTTGCCAGGTATATTATACACTCTTTCAACAGAAAATAATTTTATTTCTGATTCATAATATATTTTATATCCATTGAATTTATCATTAGTGAAAAAACAAATTCCCCCATTATAATCTATTTTAAAACAAGCATTTTTGCCCGCACCATCTATAAATATAGAATTGTAGCCTAATTTTGCATTAGGATATTTTGTTTTAATTGTTTGTATTGATGCTAGTTTTTTATTTATTTTATCTTTTCTTTTTTCAATTATTTTTAATTGACGTTCTAATTCTCTAACTTCTGCTTCTAAACTTAATTTATACATTTCTTCCTTTGTTAAATTGCCATATCAGCCTTTATAGCTGGTTGTGGATTATAGTTTGTAATTTCAAAATCTAAATAAGATAATTTTTCTAAATCACTAAGTGATAATATTTCTTTTTTAATATTTAAAGTTGGAAAATTAGATTGCACATCTCTATTTAATTGTTCTTTAATTGCTATTTAATTTGATTAAAATTGTAATTTTAAATATTCTAAAATATTTTCTTTTATATAATATCTGCCATCAATTTCTATTAGATTAATATTATTAGTTATACAATAATCTCTTAACCATTGATCTCTATTTTTTTGTTTTTCAAAATTTAATTCTGAATCTTTATTACCACTAAATATAGTTGGTTGATAATGCTGAATTCCATTATATTCAACAATATACTTCTCGTTATTTATTTCCATATAATAATCAACATAAATATGCGTCTTCCCTCGTTTAATATATTTATGAGACCATATTTTAATTGTTGGAAATAATTGATGCAAATATTTTCCAGTTAATTTTTCATTTAAATGTTTATTACATTGGGGGCATCCACTATGAATGTTTAAAATAGAGGAGGCAGTTGGTGTCCATTTAAAATTACATTTTAAACATTTAGTATTATACTTGGTGTGCCTAGAAAAATATTCTGTATCTAAAAACTCTAAGCCAAATTGATTATACTTTGATTTAATCAAATCTATTGATTCTCTCATAGAGGAGTTAGCGCATTGTTTACATCCATTAAAATTCTTTTTAAAAGATCTTAGAATTTCCGCAAATGATTTAGAAAATTCATGGCCATTTTTACATTTAAAATTATAAATATCAATTATTGATTTAAATTCGTCACTGGCAAATTCTACATTGTTATGTAAACAAATTTGCTTTGCTTCTTTCAAGCTATATTTGAAAGAACGTTTGTTAGAACATTCGCGGTTCACACATCTAGATTTTAAAGCATTTTTAAATTGTTTGAGTTTTTTATTTTTGCCACAATTAATACATTGTATTTCTACAGAGCATTCAGTAGATAAAAATTTTATTTCTGATAATAATCTAAATCCATTTTGATTTAATTTATCTAAAAATTCTTGCTGAGAAAATCCATTGCCTTGGTAATTACATTGTTTACATGTTGGATGTTTAATAAAAGAAGATGCATGATTTAATGTTTTAATTGAATTACAATTATTACATTTAATTTGTATTGGATTATTATAAAGAGAAATATATTCAGATAATAAAGAATGATTATAATCTAATAATAATTGAGAAAATTCTTGTTTTGAAAATTTATTCTTCTTTTTTTCAAGAGATTTTATGCATGAACATTTTGTAGAATTATTAAAATGTTTTGCTTGCTTTAAAACAAGAATTTGTCCACAGAATTTACATTGTAAATCTATTGGCTGTAATAATGATTCAACTACTTCATTAAGTATCCAATTATTTGATACTTTATTTTTAAATCTATCTTGAAAAGTCATATTATTATATGCAATATAGGAATTGAGGTCAAAATCATCAAGCTCTATTTAGTAAATTAGATAGCCATATTGGCTTTAATAGCTGGGTAATATTTATAATTTTCTAATTTAAAATCTTCAAATTTTAAAGATTCAATATCTTCTAAAGAATGCAATTCTTTATTTATTGATATTGTTGGAAAATTATATGGAGTACGAGAAATTTGTTCTTTAACTTGCTCTAAATGATTTAGATATACATGAATGTTGCCACCAATAAATATAACTTCTTTAGGCTTCAAATTACAAACTTTTGCAATAATATGAGTTAATAGCGCATAACTACAAAAGTTATAAACCACACCAAGGTAAGCGTCACTTGAACGCATTATAAATTGAGATGATAATTCTTTTTTTGAATTTACATAAAATTGTACTGAGGTGTGACATGGTGGTAGCGCAACTTCATTTAATTGAGATGGATTCCACGCATTAATAATTATTCTACGATCATAAGGATTATTTTTAATTGTATCAATAACATTTTTTAATTGATCCACTCCATTATTAATTAAATAATCTCCATTAAAATTACGCCATTGAAATCCATAACCTTTGCCCATGTGGCCTTCTGGCAAATTGGTTAAGCCTCTACTATCTAAGAATTCTCTTGAAGTATTACCCTTCCAAATATTAACACCTTTTTCTTCTAGAAGTTTTGTATTAGTCTCTCCTCTAATAAAAAATAATAATTCTTCAACTATACCTCTAAAAAACATCTTTTTGGTTGTTATTAGAGGTATAGTATTATTCTCTAATGAGAATTTTAATTTGCCACTAAATATACTTAATGTACCAATACCAGTACGATCCATTTGTTTATCGCCAATGTCAATAATTTCTTTTAATAAATTTAAATAATTTTGTTCTTCTTGATTCATTTATTCCTTATATAACACCAAATATATTTTAGTTTTTCAATAAATCTAAATAATCTTGTTCCATTTAATCCTGTAATAATAATTGTTTCTTAACTTGAGTTAAGATATATTTTGCGTTTTTAATTTTAGATAATTTATCTACATGCACATTGCATGCGTAATAATACATGGTGTCATTTAAATATGTTTTTTTTATATAGGCAAAACCATTCTTGTTCCAAGATATATTTACACAATCAAAATCTCCCAAAATATTTGGTTTTAATTCCCATTGTATATATAAAGGTTTATAATTAGAAATTATATATCTTATACATACCTCTCTAGCATAAATATTTTTTTTGCTACAAAAGACCCAAAATTTTTTATCATAAACACCTTCTTCAATATAATGAAGAGTATTACAATATGCACATCTTACTTTATCTTTTTTCATTATCCTATAACTTTAACATCATGAATTGATGTTTCAACAGTTCCTCCATGTGACAATCTAACAAACACTGGTTCATGTTGTAATTTATTAATATCATTAACACCTTGATATGATGCGCCAGATTGAATTCCTTCAATAAGTTTATCTAATAGATGAGATATACTCATTTGAACTGGAACTAATGATTTAACACC